CATTTGGTGCTGATACTTTCCCTAACATAGTAGGTTTAAAGGGTGTTGTTAGTGGTGCTTTAGTAGGTGGTAATGAAAATGATTTTGTAAATATTTAAAATAATAAAATGAAAAATTTATTCATAGTAAAAAATATAAGTTCAGGGGAAACAAACAATCCATCAACTTATAGAAAAGACGCAAGTTTAAACGGAGATACTTATTCTTTAATTAAAAAAAATGGCACAGTAATTCCAACAGGAGATTATGTGTTTCAGCTAAGTGAAAATGAATTTAAAGCTGCTTACAGTCTGCCTATTTTTACAAACGTTTTTAATGGAATAAGAGAGTATAAAAGATTAGATAAAGAGTTTTGTCGTGAAGTAGAATTACAATTTGAATCAGATGCAGGTAGTCTGTCTAAAAGTGATACAGACACTTTGATTAGCTTATTGGATAAAGTTACTATTTACTTAGACAGAAATAGTCCTCAGCACGTTTACTCAGAATTACAAACTATTACACCAACAGTTCTGTTTCCTCAATCTTTAAAAGACAAGTATTTACTAATCTTAGAAACATACTTGAATAAATTTCCAAGATAATATAATGGTAAAATTTATATCAAATTAATTTATAAAGGTTAAATAAAATAATGAAAGGAGCTGCAGGAGAACTTACTACGTATCATGCTTCGATTACATCTAGTTTTGGATGCTTTGCTCAAGGATCAGGATGTAGCGGATAAAAAAAAACCCCCTACATTTCTGTAGGGGATTCTCGGGTGCAACTAATTAAATAAATCAGAATAATAATTATCCTTTTTTGGCTTCTTCCCGAAACTGAGGTAGAGCTACCTCATTGATGCATGTGATAATTGCTATCTTTGCATATTTCCCTAAATTAACTTGTTCTAGGCATTCACCTAGTTCTTTCATTCCCTCTAAAGAGATCTCAAAATTACTTGGTTGTGGTTGTGGTTGTGGTTGTGGGGCCGGTTGTTGTTGCGGAGCCTTTACTGTTTCTTTTTTCTTTGTCATGATTATAATTATTATTACGTTACTAATATGATGTAAAAATACACATTTATATTATCATAACAAAATTTATTATGAAAAACTTTTATTTGTGTATATTAAAAATAGGTTGTATATTTGCTTCAGAATCAGGCTTGATACACCTGTTTGGAACACTTGATTATAATATATGCGAAACCCGGACTCACTAGGCCCGGGTTTCTTTTTGTCCTCGAAATAGGTAGCGATTCTGCCCGACGACGCAATATTGTATAAAATCTATGTTATAGAATATAATATCTTACCTGTAAATGGTTGTAATATTATAGAACTGGTATAAGGAGTTCCATCTAAACCATACCAGGTACCTGTTAAACTTACACTACTCACAACCTTAGTATTATTATAAACACACTGATGATCTGTTACTGTTACAGCACTATCATCAGTTGAATTAGCATCTTGTGAGGATTTAGTTCTCCATTGCGCCAATGTATTGTCAGATGAATCACCTGTAACATTTAATCTTACTACTTCTGTATCTCCTATATTCCAATAATTATTATTATCAGAAGTCAGCATAGAGTAATCAGCACCATCATTATTTGTGATGTATAGGTTAGGGGTGGCATCATTTTTAAACATATCATTTTGTGATACCTCTATATTAGCGTATGTTTGACCTATTGTGTCATTCTTTAGATAAACAGAACCTACACCACTTAAATAGAATGAATTACCAGAGTAAACCATATTGATGTTATTATGTGAGTAAGCACCCCACTTACCTCCAATAGTTACGTTATCTTGAACAGTTATATCATGAGCATCATCATCGTTGTAGATACCATGAAAATCTCTGTCAGATTCAATGTAGTCATAATGCTTAACAATATTATTAGTTACAGTTCCTGCTGAACCATCTCCCAACTTATTGTAAACATAGATAGCTGCTCCATCTTGTAATGACAGACCACAGTTTTCTAAGTAGTTCATATCAACATCAAAGTCTTTAGAACCTGCACTGTAAATACCATTGAATCCACAATTCAATAATTTATTATATCTTACAACTGGCCTTAAAGAATGATAAGACATATATATTCCTGACCCACTACTTCCTGATGTTGGTAAGTAGTTTTTAACCAGCCATTGATTCTCAATAACATTATCTTCAACTAAATTATCATCAGCATTTACGAGTTGTATTGCTGTTCCAACATTATTCTTGAAATGATTATTCTTGTAAACAGAATCATCACCTGATAAATTATAAAGTGCATTTCCAATACAGCCCTCAAGATTACAATTGCTCAATGTCCCAGCTGATGAATGGAACTGAACGCCATAATTAGCGTAATCCCTTATAATTAGATTATCTAAGGTGTTGGTAGAGTACTTCATATAGAATCCAATATCACTATTGACACAAGCACTTATCCCTGTTGGAGAACTTGTTGAGTACATATATAACTTATTAGCTGTTGAATCATAAAACCACTCGTCTTGAGTAGTCAATAAATCATAAGCATTTTGAATCCAATACTCACCTCCAACAACAATATTATAAGTTGCGTTAATATCAGCCGTTAGAGTCACTTGACCTGTTGAATTATTAAATGCTGATATTGTTTGTTTAGACCTTGTATGAGGGTTCATAGTCATCCATACAGTTGCACCAACTAAATCACCAGAACCGATCAAAGCAGCATCTGTGAATTGAGTGCTTGTGTTTTGAACTGAATCAACATGATGATAAGTTAATGGATCATCTTCTCCAGTAGCATCACTCCAGCTTGGAGTTCTTGCGTTACTTACTGGTATGTTATTTTTATACACATTGTAAATGGTATTACCCCCGTCAGAACATTCCCAAATATTACCAGATGTATTAGTCCATCCTGTCATCCCAGTACTACCTTTTAATGTAGCTTGACCTGTTCCGTAACTTGTGAATGTAATACCGTTTCTTTGTTCAAAATTTATATTACCTTCAAATTCGTCACCACCTTTGAAACCGACTATACTGTTATCTAAAGCTGGTCCTATTTCAGATTGTAATGAAGCAAGACTGTTCCATGCCGTCGCTTCTGTTAGTCCATCTGAGTTATCCCCAGATAATGCCACATAGAAATCAGGAATTACTGGTACTTCAACCACTTCATCATCATGTTTGACACTTCCAGCAGTTGTAAGATCAGCACGTTCATTTCCGTTATAATCATCGAGAACAGTTCCTATTTTACCAAACTGAATTGAAGCGAATGCTGCTTGTGGTTCATATGATGCGTTTAAATCTGGATTAACATCTACATAAGTATCTCCGTAAGAAGCAAAGGAGTTATTCCAAAATACTGTGTTCTTCCATGTGCCATCTTCACCTGTTGTTAATCCACCTTCAACGATATTATTTTTAAATATGTTTCCTGTAAATGTAGTTGTGACAGTTGAAATATCATCAACATTTAATAGTGTGTTATTATAGAAATCATTATCATTTGATGACGTTCCAGAATCGGCAGTAACAAAGTTAAGCATTGTGTCAAACACATTATTTCTAACAGTATTATTAAATCCACCTTTAGCACCGTCTGCTGAAGCATCTTCACCAGCATTATGGAATCTTACTCCCATGTTACCATTCTTCACTAAGTTGCGTTCAAATGTATTATATGAAGCTCCATCTCTGAAGTGAGTACCTATAACCTTTACAGATTCATTAATACCTTCCATTAAATTATTACGGCCCACACAGTATCTTGTTTGAGAATGTCTAAACTCAACACCACCACGGTTATCAATGATATGATTACCTTCAGCTAATGAATATTCTATTACTGATGTAGGCTCGTCGTCTGCATTTGCTTTGAAAGATACCCCATGACCATTATGTGCCATCGTTGGAAATCTTCTGATATAATTATCAAGCACTGCATTATTAGTTCCTACTTCACCACCATTGATTGATATGTAATAATCAGTTCCATTGTTAGCTGTTTGTAATGTTGTAACAGCCCAAGTATCTTCTACCAAGTTATTACCGTTTCTTAGCCTCACACATGATTGATAAGGGTCTTGAGTGTAACATCTAACCACTTTTGAGTTAGAACCAAGTATGGGATCAAAGTTGTAAATACTATGTGACCCTCCTTTTATATAACAGTTTTCAATCCTTGAACCAAAGGTTCTCGCTATTTCAATACCATACCCTTGAGTAGCACCTTCAATTTGAATGTTCTTCAGTATGTAGTAATCTTTTTTATTTAGTTTAATGCCTTGACCATCAAACAACGGCATGATAGTACTATCAAACGTCATTCCGTAGGTACGTGTTCTTAGAACGTCCTTAGCGTTATTGTTATAACCCTCAATCCATATAGGCTTAGTTGCTGAACCGTCAGCACCTCCTAATTCAAGGTAGCTTGTATAGGCACCATTAAGTAACATTACTTTAGTTCCTGCTGATACCCCATTTTGAATTTGTGTTATATCCCATGCGTTAGCTTCATCGGCACCACTCTTAGAACCGGATCCACTCATTGAAGCATATTTAGTTTCAGTAGGTGTTGGTTCTGATATATTGTTTGTAATACGTTGTACAAGAAAATCATTTACCACATCGTTATTACCACCATCTTTCCTTATAAGTATCTGAGAGAAATATGTCAAGTCTGCTGACAGTGTGAAATAATTACTGGTCGTATTGACTGAATTAATTGTCACGTTATCAATCACGAAATCAGTGTGACTTATCCCATCAACAGATCCTAAAGGAGTATCAAAGTATATTCTATCTTTGTTTGAATCACCAAACCTAAAATTGGTCATCAAAGGCTTTAATCCAGAAACTGGCACTTCAATAGCTTCATTATCATGTTTAATACTACCTACAGTTGTAGGATTAGTACGCTCACTGCTATTATAGTCATATAAAGCATCGATAGAACGCTCTACATCTATATCAGTAAAAGTAGCTTGAGGTTGATATGATGCATCTAGTTGTGGATCAATACCTGTTATTGCACCGGTACCTTCACCAGTAAACCCATTATAAAACAAACTGTTTGTGAATATGAATGATCCTTGTCCGGATCCTATTTTGTCATTGCAATCATTTACAATACAGTTTATAAATTCGTTAGATGAATCAAAATAATCTGGTGTAGTTCCTGACTTATAAAAATCAGGAGCATTGTCAAATGTACAGTTGATAAATTTATTCCTTTCGTTTGGCAAGGTCACACCTCCATCGACATTAATAAATGAAGTATCAGCGTTAGAAAATATTGTGTTTATCACAGTATTGTCAGAACCTCCATTTTGATTAAGCCCTCCATCCTCAGTTGAATCAAGAAAACGCACAGAGTACTCAGCGTTATTTACATGACTATTTTCAACACGATTAAATGAAGTACCATCACGAAACATTATCGCACGATTATTTACTCCTTTTGTGTCAGAATCAATAGTAATATTTCTACCTATATTATATTTAATTGTTGAATGTCTGAACTCAAAACCACCATTACCACAATTATTAATTGAGCAATTCTCAACTAAACTGTGTTCTAAAATACCACCAGAACCCTTAAAACCAATACCATGACCCGTATGTGTTGCATTTATATTCCTATCGGCTGTTGAATTTCTAACACATTGACTATGCCCATCAGTACCTCCGTATAACGATATGTAGTAATCCATTGATACTGCCCCACTTGTACAAGCGTAGAAATTGTCAATCAAGTGGTGTTTGTTATATAATCTAACTCCTGAATTTGTCATATCCTTAGCGTAGCAATCTATTAGCCTTATGCTTGTGTGAGAGTTATTGTTGGCTCTAAACCCATAATCTCCTGTCCATGTATAACAATTTTCATAAACTTGATAGCTGTTCATAGCAAAACCAACTTCCTGTGCCCCATTAGGAACATTTACTTGAAGGTTTTTAAAGATGACATATTGGTCGTTTGTAGCGACAAACTTTCCATTAATCAATGGCAATTCATTTGCATCCGCGTTTAAGTCTGGTGCTCTTGTCGGCATATAACTTGAACCATCACCGTGAGTTGTTTTATATCCTATTATTTTAATTGGGTTGGTTACTGTACCACTATTTGATAAAGTAAATGTACCTGAATAAGTTCCTTCCTTGATCCATATAGTATCACCAGCAACAGCAGAACTCATCGCTGTTGTTAGTTCAGTAGCATCTGTAGTATCCCACTCAGTTCCGGTTATCGATTCTTCATTGATCGTATTGTTGATATATTGTAATGTGAAATCATGACAACCTACTGAATTATTTGCTTCTTTTCTAATTAATATATTATCCCAATAAGTTAAAGGAGCTGACAATGTAAAATATCCTCCAACATCACTTATTTTAGTAACACTTGAAACCGTTTTACCTTGAACTTTGAAATCACTTGCAACAATCCCATCCGGATAACCTAACGGGGTGTCAAAATTAATATAAGTTTTATCAGCATTAGTGATATTAAAATTAGTCATGATTGGCTTCAGTATTTCATTAGAAATACCTGTAGTCTGTACTTGAAATGTTGGGTAAGTATAAACCTCTCCATTATCCTGTGCAGTAATCTGCACAACAACATCATTCAAAATACCGCTAGGGACACCAGTTAAAGTTCTAGTATGCCTAAATACACCAGGCTCTGGCTCACCAGCATTATAATCATCATTAGAAGCAGCATTCAAAACACCATTAACCCAATAACTAATCTTACACTGCTTAGTCATATAACACCTCAACTTAAATGAAGTATCAGTAATCTCAGAAACCTCATGAGAAGTGATTTCGAACAATACACCACTACTACCAAATACTATAGTATTACCTAAATAAATTCTATTTATCTGTGTAGAACCTAAGTAAAGTCTGTTAATTCCAGTGCTACCTAATTTTATTGCCATTATTTTTCGAGTATTAAATCTTCTATATATCCCCAACCATTATTCGCGTTTCTACGAATAACAGCATGTCTTGAAGGTTCTGCGTGGTTACCGCCACAAGCAGCAAATCTCTTTGATTGTTCATCAAATATAGATTTAATTTCTGTAGAAGATTTCTTGACTCCATCTTTAATAGCTAATTCAACAGCTAGTTCTTGGAAAGATGAAGCAGGAATTATACGAGCACCCGCACATGTCAAAAGCGGATCCTCGTACAACTCACACTCCTCTTGTATATTATAATAAAGTTCCTCCATAATCCACAAAGTTACTAATTATTATTTTAATACAAGGTCATTTACTGATTTTGTATTCCATTTACTTATAGTACGTTTGGCTGTTAAACCATCGGTCCAGAAATACCTGGAAGGAGTAAATGTACTGGGCCATAAATATAGCCCTTGACTCTTTTTAAATTTTATAGGATAATTTATAACCTCATTGATATAAATCTTATACCTCTGCCATATCCACTTACGTTTAACACCAAAGGATACATCAGATCTATTGATTCCTTTGAAAGGTGACTTGACATCTATATGAGATATCCACATCACTTGATTACCTTTAGTATAGCGCTTAGCTTTAAAGTAACATTTATTAGATTTAAAGTCATTTTGATCATCAAACAGAACTCCTTTGTATTGAGTATTCCATATGATAAATCGATCAGCAGTATATGTACAAGGCTTGTACAATATATGTTTCTTAGTTTCTAACTTTTTTTGTTCTCTCTTGGTTCCTTTATAGATAGTTCTATAAAACCTAGATTCCTCGTAGATTTCATCTGAGAGAACTATAGCTACAGGTTTATCACACTTCTTGATAATGCCTGCTCTCAAAGCATCGGCCGCCCATAAGTCAAAGAATTGCTCCTGACTGTATGATTGGCCGATCTTGAAATTGTTGTATGACTCTAGTCCTCGTACCATTTGATTATAGCTCCTCCATACGAATCTATACGCTCTTTACCTAGTTCGTGGATAAGTCCATCTACATTGAACTTAAGTGCACATAAATTAGTTATTTGATCTTTTTCTGTGATTAATTCCTCTCTTCTAGCCATTACATCTTGGTAATGTCTATCTAAAGAATCATAATACACATCTATCGGGATACCTTTCTTCCAGTTGGCACCATCACGGGTACTACCATCGGATTGTTTACGATTATCATGCATGTACTGTGCATAAAACCAGCGTATGACAGCTGAACCAAACTTCCACGGTGTATATTTGTTCTGTCCGGTATCTCTCGTCGCCCCTCCTTCGAAGCTTCTGATTGTTCCATTGTCTTCCATATTGTTATTTTATTGACTTAATATTACTTCTGATTGATTCACACTATCTTCTACTACTTCCAGTATATCATAGTTATCCTCTCCGTCCCAGAAAATAACATCATGTTCTGGTGGCATTTTCTGTAATTCTAAAATTAATTCTTTTGCTGTCATCTTATAAAATTAAAAACCCTCCGAAGAGGGCTTAGTTATTATTTCTTTTTTAATCCTTTCTTATCAAACCAAACCACCTGTCGGGTAAAGTCATCGATACCTACTGTATGATGTTCTAATACAAAACCGGATCTACCTTTCTTGAAGTTCGTTTGAACCCACTCAGAACTAGGTGAGAATGCTGGATAGTTATTATAATCGAAATCATCAGAAGCAGCTGCATCAAATAAACATTGATGTGAGTCACCTTTACAGAATTGGATTTCTCCTTTACTATATAGCTCCTCATACTTCAAGAACTGGTCAATCTTCTCAATATGTGCTGGTTTGATGTGTGGAGTAAATCCAAATTTCAAAGCTTCACCATCTTTACCATGACATAAGACAAATACCTTATGATCGTGGAGATAATAATCCATAAACTTACGCATGTTCTTGATGTATACCTTCTTTCCATACTTTACCTCTAGTATTCTTTTAGCGGCTTCATTAACCATCCAACCAAAATCACCTGAATGATTGTCATCAGTTACATTGTAGCTAGCAATGTACTCATAATGAGCTACTAAAGCATCAATTACCCAAACCTTAAAATTTACACCACATGTGAAAGCTTCTTGATTTGTCATTAGTTGCGGTAGTTTATGCCCTTTACGAACAGTCTCACCATTCAAACCATCCATGAGATCTCCCAGGTCTTCTATATATAATATAGGCCCTGTTTGTTTCTCAATGATCTTTCTAGCCATAGTTAAAGCTCGAGCATAAATAGCACTATCACTCCAATCAACTGGATACAAAGCTTTGCCTTTAGAATTAGGATCCATTCCAACATGAACATCCGTATAGGTTGCCCTATCCCAGTTATCCTCATGGAAAGTTTCATTAATCGTAGTAGGTACAACCTGTGCTATGGGTATATACTCAATATGACTTTTGACTAGCTCTTCCAGATACTCCTCAGTTAAATCTTCTCCTATAATAAGCTTGATTTCCTTAAACACAGTATTATAAAACGGTTTCCCAGTGTGGGTTACAGCTTTATAAGAAGTTAAATGTTTGTAAGGTAAATTAAATTTGGTACAGTAAGCTTCAATATCTAAGTTCTGCCCAGATTCATAATCCCAAGAACTCATAAGCACTTGTCTTGCATCAGGATCTGATTCAGACGTATGCTTGGGTTTCTTAGAATACTCATTGGACGACGTGATAGTATCAGATGATACTTCAACTCCTGTCCTGTCAACTCCTCTCATGTTTACTACAGTAGCCCATTCTTCGGGGGTAATAGTATAACGTGGATTACCTGAATTATGCGCTAAGTCATACGACTCCACAGGTTTCACTGGGAGACCTAACCCCACAGCCTCCGATGGAGATAACCTTTTAGTTAATTTCTTCATAAATTTATTTTTTAATTACACTAGCACAAATATACGACTATTTTTCATCTCTTATACATTGTCCTTTAGTTACTTGGGCATGTCTGGGCATACCACCCTCTTTTACTGGTTTCATACCTGTGAACCGCACCCATTGCCCTACATAATCTGAAGGATCATTAAGCAGTTCTTCCTTTTCAGGATGACTCCATCCATTTAGTGATACTATAAGTTCTCTCCCGTCTTCCATTCGAACTCTAAATCCTTTACAAAACCCTCCTGGGATACGATCCTCTGCGAGTTTACTTGTAACAGATCTACCAAGTTCATTAGTAGTTTTGGGTGCACCAGGTCTAGCTACAGTGCCTTCTTCAGCATACATAACTTTACCATCAAACTCAAGCTTATTTTCTTTAGCTTTAAATGATGTCCCTGATTTCAGTGTATGTCTACCGTTCTTATAAGGTGTATCCTTATGAACACATACAAGTCCTTCATGACCATCCATAATAGCTTGATCATATGCTTGATAAAATGCATCGATATGATTTAACTTGAATTGCTTTACAGCTACAGCTACCTCAGTAGCTCCTTCTATCTCTGGGTCGGTACTAAGCGGCCACTGATCTGTAGGACGGATATCTCTAATTGCTTCATTGTACATCATATACCTATCAGCTTTACTAGCCGCAGTTGCATAATCAAATACATAAAACTTCAAGTCATCGTGCCAAGTACATAACCATTCTGGAGTTCTTCCAGGAAATGGCCATTCTTTAGTTGGATGTTGAAATAGCTTCATCCACTTAGTATAATGCTTAGGGTCATCGATGTCTTCTACTTTAAAGAAGTGCATGATTTCACTAAACGTCATATTAGGTGAGTAAAACTCAGCTTCAAAACAACCTCCAAAGAGACCCATGTGTTGGTTGAACTCTGTAGCCATCTCTTGAATTTTAACAGATTTAAGTACTTTCATACTTCTACCTCTTGCAGGCTCCCCAGAGAACAACTCAACTCGAGCTCCATCTAGTTTGGTGGAGAACATAAATTCTTCTATAGGTTGTAACCTAGATTCCCAATCAGGTGCTTCACCTGCTGGTTCATTAGGTAACAACTGTGGTTTAAATTTTTCCATATTATATTTTTATAATTCTGTGTTCTATAAACCAATCAGCATGTGGCGCGTCAATTAACTCAGCGTCATCAGCAACCCAGTCGCCTATTAAACCCTGTAACAGGTTTCTTACTTGAGATGTTCTATCTAAGGCCTGTAATATAGGACTAGATAAGGTAAACACCCTGGATTTCTTATTGAATGGTAATGTAGAACTTTTATAAATCTTTTGTTTTGCCTCTTTACTCATATGTGAATATTTTCCTTTCACAAATAGCCTAGAGTCCTTGATGTGCTCCGACGGTATAGTAAATATTACGTATAGCTGTTCTTTTAATTCTAGTTCAGATATATAATATTTATTATGCCGATACGTTGGAGTAAGCATCTTTCTTCTGAGATGTACATATAACTTTAACCCATCCTTAGAGACCAATGTAGTTTTAAACGGTCTCCCGAATGTTTTCTTATTGATCCCTAATAATGGGAGTAAGTAGTATGTACATAAATTATCTCCTTTCGGAATAAATAAAGACATATTAATCATGATTTTTAATTTAAACCGAATAGATCAGCAGCTGAAGGGCTACTCTCTTTGAATAACGAAGCTGTATCATCTACCGGTGCAACCAAGTGATTTGCATATTGATTCATGATAGTAAGGAGTTCTTTTGAAGCCTCTGCAGGCGCATAAGAATCATTTTTACCATTCAATAATCTAACCATTTGATAAGTTCGTATTGCTCGTTCTTTACCTATACGTAAACCATAGGCATCACCATATGCTTGCATAACTACCTCAACCATCTCTTGTCTGGTTTTACAGTTTGCTAACATTTTCAATGCAGTTTTATCACCTACTCGTTGTATACCACATAGTTCTCCTGGCATATCCGTGGGATCTCCAGTAAGAACTTGTCTGTATAAACAAAGGTCACCATAATATGGTGAAGACACTTGCCATCTATCCTCATTTTTCATATGAGCTTTAAATGGGTTATAGTGTGTACAAGGTATTTGTACCATATCCTTATCAGCAGAGACTACAACTACTTTGTCGTATCCTACATATCTGGCAAGGAATGCACATGCATCATCAGACTCTACGTGCTTGAGACCATACAACCCTGCTTCAATAAAAGCATCTATGATTGTAGGTTTCCAGCATTCTATAGCTTCTGATCGTTTTCTATGGCCTTTATACTCAGGTAAGATTTTATTTCTAAAGTTATCAAAGCCTTCTATTTGATAGAATCCTATGGTTGTTTTAGCTCTAGATTGTTTTCTTACCTGATTTATAAAGGAGTGAACGTTACTCTTTGTTGCTTTAATGTTATCCCTGTTCCCGGCGCTAAATTGCTTATTGGCGACAATATGCAAAATAGAATCGAGATCAAGGATAGCAAGTTCATAATTAATCATCAATAAGGTCTTCTAATTCATCCTCAAGTTTGCTAATAACTTCAGCTTTTTTATCGATAGCTTTTTTCATTAACTCTTTAAGTCTCTCTTCAGAAAGTTTACCATAATCAGAAGAATGATATTTACCTCTTAATTCAATGTCAGAATCCAAAATATTATTTGGGAATAATGCATCTACTCTAATGGCTGATCCTTCACTCTGGAATGACAAGATATCAGATGGATTTACAAAACAAGTAAGTACGTGAGTACCACACTGTCTATAACAGTCAATATAACTTTGACCTCCAATATATAAACCACCACCACCAAAGCTATTGCTTAGGTTACGTGGAGCTTCTTCAGGAAGATATTGCATCTCACCTACTTTGTAAACATAACCTAACTGAGAACCTGAAAAGAATTTATGTCCACCACTCCAAATAGCTGGAGTAAATACCATATCTTCTTTAAAATCAGCTTCTGGAAGTTTAGCTTCTTCAAGAATTTCACCTGTAACAGAATCCACTACTGGAGCGTGTTTAGGTAAATCTTTCTTAACTTTTGTCCAGTTCCCATATTCGTCTTCTTCCATTACATATTCCCAAGTTACTTGTTCTGCAACTTTATAGGTAGCCAATAGACCCTCATCCGTGATAGCGATATCATCAAATGTAGCTAATTCCTTAGCTGCTTCTTGAGTATATCCATCTTCTGCTACTATTTTCTCTGCCAACTCCCTATCTACGAATTTAGCATTAATATAAGTATCAAAATAATTACCCATAACCTCGTTATATCTAGGGTTAGATAATAATCTAGCCCAAGCTTTCAATACTGGCATGAAGTCAATATCCATATCATAACTATCTTCAATATACTTTACTAAAGCGGGAATGATTGGATGTTTAGATCTTTTATCACCTAGTTCTAGGAAATACTCCTTAGTTGATGGATTGTAGGATAGATACTCATTAGTACCTGCAATGATAGTACCTCTACTACCTTCTACATAAGCAAGAACTTCTTCTGCTGATGAGTCTTCTTCTTTAAAAGTTGATAAGGCTTTCAAAGTTTCTTCAGTTTTGGCAACGCTAAAAGGTTTCCCGTCTACTGATCCTGTAATTGTGTTTTCTAATTTTCGATAAATTAACATGTCTCTTGATTTTTAAATATGATAAATTCTTTTAATAATTCTATTGCTTTTTCATTTACACCCTGATAATGGCTAATGTCCAGCTGATTTAACAACGGTTCTATTTTGTCGAATCGTTTAAGTTCCGCTTCCAATGTATCTATGAACTCCTTGTCATAGGCTTCTACACTTAAAACGTCCTCTGTATTAAAGCATTCTTTTGCTTTAGCTGCAATTTCTTCTGGACTACCATCCGCTACTACATCTTGGAATACAGCTAATTTTTCCAAGTATGTTCTAATTTCCTCAGACACATCTGATTTCAATGCTTTCGAGAATACCTCATCTAAATTACTATTACGCCCCTCTAAACGAGCTTTATAGTCATCTACATTAGTATTTTCTAATAACTTTTTCATCAATTGCATTTTATTAGCATAATGTCCTCGTCCTTTTAGTAGCTTATAAAATCGATCCATTGTATTCAAGGATCTAAGCTCTTGTCCTAACATAACTTCTTTTGTTTCAGGGTTAAAGGTATTAAAATAATCTGTAATAAATGTACAGTAAGGCGCAAAATGTTTAACAATTGGTTCAGCAACATAAATAACTCTAGTGTTAACTTTTTTATGGGTACCACTATAATATTTACCTGCTTCAACTATCAATCCAAGATCTTTATATTTAGAGGTACATAGAACTGTTTCTATATCTTCCTTATCAAATGTTTCTCGAATATCAGCAATCTTAACTGTCAAATTACTATTCTCTCTAGAGTCTACACCATAGCTATCCATTCCAGTAATATATTTCTGACGATAGAATACCTCTTTATTCAATCTACGTAACTTAGCTAAAGCATTACCACTGGTAACACTAGCACCATCCAGGTTATCCTCATCATCAACATCTTCAACAAACTCAAATGTCATAGTATCAAGCTGTAAAGCTCTTGTATATAATAATTTATGAGTCCAAACCCCTACTTTAAATGTATTAAATTCTACATCGTTAAAAGTGACCTCATCCCTAAGTCTAGTATTATTAGGTCTGATATATACGAAAGATTCAATATCATTATTATCCATGATACTTTGTGCTTTCTTTGGACCTAATGCAGAAGTATTAGCCTGAACTAATATGGAATTAGCTATATTATTAAAGCTCTTTACACGGTTCTTAGAGATCCTTTTACCGTTTAATGAAACAGTATAAACATCATGCTTATAAAAGATAAGTTCAAATAACTCATCAGTTAATTCATGATTCATTTCTACGTCATCAATTGTAAACTTAGCTTTAGGCTTAATGTCTGACATATCCAAGAACTCAGAAAAGATACGAGTAACTTTATCTGCACTTGATTTACGTAATTTAGCATACCTGTTATTGATCGATAATAAATCCTTTGCATCATCATCCTCACCTTCTAAGGCTTTCTTAGATACATGCGCTTTGGCTTCATTTTTCGCTCTTTTGATAGCTTCTTTAATAGTATCCTTAGTCTTTGAGGTCCATTTTAATGTCTCTCTAGATTGAGTAATATCTACATCAGTAGCCCTAACTCTAATAGCTAATTCACCTCGTCTTCTTTCCATTTCAAGTTCATCCCAAGAGATGTTCCCGTAACATATGCCGTCCACTAAAATATGTGGTGCATAATATGGAGAGGATTCAGGTATAATGATATTGTCAGATTCATAATAAGGATTAGCATTCAACATTTCTGTTTTAACTGTCTTATCATAATACCCTTGAGGGTAAGTAAATCTAACTCTATCTTTAAAGTATAGGAACTGTTCTTTTACAGCACTAATAAAAGCTTGAGAATTATGCTTCTTTACTTCTAGAGTAATAGTAACTCCATTAGACTCTATAGTAGGCTCCCAGAAAATACTCCTTACTTGAGTTTCTCCATTAGCCATTTGTACTGTCCACCTTTCTTCTTTACCATCAGACTTCTCCATAGTTACTGGTTCATAATCTGTCTTATAGATCATGAATTTAGTACGGTATCCCTCATAGGTAGTTTCCATAGTGAAAAACTCTACACCTGTTGCTAGACCTGCTTTGGCACCTGCGCCAAATTTACCAATAACATCTTTCATGTTACGTTTAGAAGAGAACCCTAATTTAAAGAATCCTTTTAATCTGGATCCACCTAGGCCAACACCTCTATCAGTCACACTAATTGTGTCTCTGTTATTCCCTTCTTTATACTTTACGTCGATAAAGTCTCTACTTGACAAGTAGTCTCTATCGTAATACTCAACATTAAATCCCGAGTCTTTCAATAGTTTACCATCCTGTCTTTGCTCATAGTAATTCTCTTCAGGTTCTCCGTCAAGAATTTTTAGTGCAATATTCCTTTCAGTAACAGCGTCAAGGCCATTACTTATAGTTTCTCTTACGAAACTTTTAATCGGATAGGAGTACATATCCTCCTGGATAGCCTGGAAGACTAAGTCAATAGCCCCTTCGTCTATTTCCTTTTTAATCCCAACATCTCCGTTGTTAATTTGTTCTAATACTGCCATTTTCGTAATTATTAATTAATTGCTTTATATATTCAAGCACCCTAGCTTGTTGACCTAACTGTTTACCCGCTGAGTAAAAGTCTGTCGGATCTTTTTGTTTAATATTTTCATCAAAGACGATCGGAATTAGCCAGGGATACAAATCTGTATAGCGCTTCTGTGCATTAATTCCTGCTTCGTCATTATCTAACCATATATAAACTCTCTTATACTTTTTGAATAGAACTTCCTTCATGAAATGATCACTTATATATGAGTTCTCGGAGGGTCCTGCTACGCATTCCCAACCAAAGTGTTCATATAAAAACATGATTTCCTTCATTGATTTAGTAATAATACAAAAGTCTTGTTCAAAACGCAGTTGCAATGCGCCTTCCACATAACCAGTTGCATAGTTATTTCGGAATTTGAACTTCTTATCTTCGAATGGATGATATATCTTATAGGTACCTAGAATTTCATAACTTATCGTTAAGGTTCTAGGGACTATAGTTACATGATCTGTTCCGATATAGTGCACTGCTTTAGGATTTTTACACTTATAGTACTGTCTGGTCTCAAAAGAGATATCCAGGTAATCCCAGTAGTTTAAGTAATCCTTTTTAGTTGCACCATCTGTTGTAATTGATATTGTAATAGGTTCCTTTCTAACCGGCGGCTTCTTAAGAAGATGTGGTTTGAAAGCTGCTACGTCTGCATCACCAAATCCTAAACCAAAATCAGAGTTTATCTGAAGTAAGGTTTCTCTTGGGTATGCGGGTTCTGCAACTCCACCTATCATTTGTGCGACAAAAGTAAATACATCTCCAAAGTTACCAGTAGACTGGTCCTTGAACATGAGTTTATCTTCTTTAAATTTACTGTAAAACATAGAAAAACTAGGATCTGCATCACCTTGTCGCAGTGGGCTACTATACTTAGTATTTAGTTCTAACTCTTCTCCAATGTAAAAACTGAATATAGAGTAAGCATCTACATACTTGAGAATATTCGCCTGGGTCAGCTGGTTTTCTTCTACAAATTGTTTTAATATGTCCATGTTTATTTGGGTTAAAAGCCCCTACCGAAGTAAGGGCTCATTCATAACTATTCTCCCTATCCTTGTGCGCCGAAGAAGTCAGCTGCTGGGCCAGGGGCCGGAGCTGTCAAATCAGGTTGTGCAGTTGTAGGTTGTACAGGTGCTGCAGTAACAGGCGGTGTAATGCTCACTGCAGGTTCTACCGGAGCAGGTGTTTCTGCAACACCAAACAACTCAGCACCTTTTACGGCTTCTTCTGTGGTTGTTGTTGCTTCATCACCAGCTGCTGGATTAGGATCGTTTTTACCATTGTCAATTTCGTACTTGGTAAATGCAATCTTACTTGCTGCTTTAGGGATAGACATAGGTTCAATCCAAGTATCGAAAGAACTACGCGATATAACTGCATAATTCTTAAGTTTAGATTGTCTTAGAAACTTCATTCTAAAAGTTATACCTCCATTGTACGCATTAGCTTTAGCTAAAAAGTCTACAAACTTGTTACCAAGATTGGTTACTACTTTACCTAAAAATTCTTTATTAGTTAAAGCATTTACAGCTTTAGCCATTTGTTCAGGTGCAATACCTAATCCGTCGAACATCTTAGTCCCACCGATGTATGAATCTACAGTTGCTTCAGGAGCATATAGCTTAGCTATAGTCATGAACTGATCTTTCATACGTAGTAAGTCTCCAGCAATATCAGCTGCAGTTCTTGGGTTGTTATTGAAATCTGTCAAGTTTGGGGGATAAAATCTAAAAGAAGACTTCATTACATCAGCAGTAGCATTAGATTGGAATGCGGCCAATAGAGCTGAATCATCCTGAATAGACTCAATAGCCAATTCCAAGGTTCCGTGCTCGTTTACTTTGGTATCACTTGATAATTTCAAATTTTCGTGAATTCCTACTTGTATTAACATATATTATTATTTATTTAATTAATTAATTTCCTTTATACTCGTTAATTGCATCCATTGCGGGTTTCAAATCATTCGGAATATGAATGTCATCAAAACAACCCAGTGGAGATTTAGCATGATATATACTGTTCTTGTTGGTTTGGAATACATACTCCGTACCTGACTCAGTATCTTTCGTTAATGTATGAAAGATATACGTAAAGTAACTAGGTATATTGATAGTGTTTTCTAACAATTTACCAGGTGTTTTCAATGCGTGATATCCTTGATCATTAATTGTAGTATGAGCAATCAAAATGACATTCAAATCCTCTCTTAGGTTTTGTAAGTCTTTAAAGATTGTGTCATATACATCTGCACCAAACTGATTCCATCTCTGGAATGCAGCATTACCTGAATTCTGTCCCATAAACTGATTAGAGAATATACGAGCTGAAAAGTAATGAGTGAAGTCTTCAATAACCAAATACTTGACATGTGGAACGCCTTCGGCTACTGCACGGATGAACTGCTTAATACCTACTTTCTCTTGTGGTAGTGCATTAGGGTCATCTGAGCCTCCTGTCAATTGGTTATTAATAAAGAGATTTGTTCCTCTCTTATAGTTCTTCGCATACCCTGGAAAAGGTAACGACTTCGCATTAGGACTAACTATAATAGTCTCTTGCGGTGGTAAATTTCTAAGGGAGCTTGATTTTCCTGTCCCAGATTTACCCATAATTAAAATTGGTTCTGCCATTTATTTTGATTATAATTATTTTATTTTCCTTGTGCTATCTCTGCATATACTTGCATTAACTCTGGTGTATCTGGAAGAGGTAGTGTAGTAAAGTTATTCACTTCACCCATAAACTTCATACCAAAATACTTACCATCGATACCGAAAGTATTCTTCAATACATGGTAACTCCTGAATCTATTAAATCCGGAAGGTGCCATCATACCACCTGTAGTTTGATTAGCCATTATCTGATAACCACCATACAACCCTTCGGCTGAATAAGCTTTATATCTAAATGGATCAAACAAAGCAGCTACTACATCAGCATCATGTGACATCTGACTGGAGCCTTGGAAGTCCTCTAGTTGGGGAGATAAATCTCCTCCGTGCATCTTTTGACGCGTTGAGTCTCCTAAACCTCTATTCAATTGTGACACTACTACTGGACTAAATCCATACAGGTCTCGCGACTCTGCCAAGAACACACTAAGCTCATCAAGCTTGGATTTGTTCTCAGAGAAATTGGTTCCACCTATTAATCCTATACCATCAATTACTATAAACACAAATGTCTTAGGTTTATGTGGAAAATACATATGATCATTTTTATATAATCGATATGTCTTCTCTTTATACGTAAACTCTAAGTACTCACGCTTACCTGTTTTAGTATCCTCCATTTGTCCGGAGAACTCTACAGTCAGTAAAGGTGAATCATCTATTAACAAGCCTTCGTCGTTAGTGTGGAAATAAGTTCCAAGCTCTCGAGCACGGGCATGTACTGTTTGTTTAATGTTCTCAATAGATTGCTTACCATCATGTATGTCTACGTATTGTAAGAGTTCGTCAATTTCCTCATCATATGAACGGATTATATTGTATCCTGTTTCATTGATAGGCCGTTTACCCCAACCCATTAGATCATCAGCTGATAACTGGTATCCATGGTCTCGGTATAACATCCAACTTACAAACTTAGCATGCTTGAACATCTTCTTTCTCTCTAAGGAATAGTATATTACTTCCCAATGAAAGTCAGAGTCCTCTTTGTGATCTTTTACAAAACCACTCCACGGCGCCAATACATAACTGTAATCAACAAATGATGTCTTACCAGATCCAGTTGCTCCACCAATTAAATGGTAACGCGATTGCATTAGGTTATAGATATCATCTATCCTGTCTAACGGATTAGGAATGTATGTAACATCACCTCTCAGTGCTGCATCTACCTGAGTTAGAAACCCAGCTTTATATCCTTGGTTTAACCCCATGATCCATTAGATTTACTTTGATTAGTATTTTTAAACCCTCCTGTTTGATACAAAGTATACGCCTCTACAATCAATCCTTCGTTAACAAAGTTCTTGAATGCTTTAGGTCTCTCTGTAGTTTTATAGTAATGTTTAATAGAATTAATCAAATCTACTGGTATAATATCATCAGAGTCAACTAGGTTACCTATAATATTTATAGATTCTTTATCCATACCACGTAGCATATATGCTCCATCCGGTGATTGCGCAGGAACTTCACATATATTCATGAATGCTAGTCCTCGAGCTCTACCTTTGGCATCGATTATTTCAGAAGGCCAACCAGCGCCGGCTGTAGTGGGATCCATAAGCTCCTCTATATTTAGCTTAGCTTGCTTTTTCTCCTCTACTTTGACAACTGGAATTACTTCCTCCTGTTCTAGATGTTTATACTTCTCGGTTATAAAGAAACCACCTCCAATGTTGACAATGATATTCTTGTCTTCCATTAATTGTACTATTTCATCTTTTGTCATTTTTAGTTTTCTTTAACTGTTCTATAGTCCCAGACTTGGGTATCGTCGGGTCTAATATTTGTACTCCTAATCATGTTACGGGCCCACTCAACCTGAGCAGTCTCCTGACATGTATAGGTTCCATCTCTCTCTTTACGCATGTAATAAGGTAATAGCATATAAATAGTAGCAGTTTTATCGGCTTCTAATCGCATTAACCTACCAAACCTCTGTGTAGCTTTCGTATCAGAACCGTAAAAGGATTCAAATATACCAACATTTAGGTTAGGAATGTTAACTCCTCTATTAATTTTATCACAAACTCCTAATAATCTTGAACTTCCAGACATGAATTTTAAGTAGTTCTCTGCAGCTTTAGTCTTAGATATACCGCCGTGGTATACATAGTCATCACCTACAATTGCTGTACTTTGTTCTGTCCTTTTAGAAAATACTACAACCTTATTATCCTCATCAGATAATATAAAGTTGAGTAGATTTCTTACAATAACTACTGAAGCTTTGTTATGTAATAAGATTTCCGATCGTGCTTTAACAGCCATTTTCTCCTGGAAATCTATATGCTTAATTTGTTTTTGATAATTTGACGCGTTCATGGTACCACTCAAGCTAGCAATATTCAGCTGTTCTTTTTGTGTCTTGAACTTATCAAATTTCTTTTCATTATAATCATATGCATTACATTGTGAATTGGTGAATGATTTCTCAACACCACCTTTTTTATACGTAATTTTAATGTCTTTAGGATCTCGAGATAAGTCATACTTAATGAAGACAAAATTCATCTTGTTAAGTACTCCATCTCCCTGAGCATCATCTGCATCGTATTTAACTAACACTGGTAAGAATTCATCAAACCAAGGTTGTTTAGTTTTGGTAATAAAGCCGGTTAATCCAATTGTTCTATGAGTTGGAAATGCATGAAAGAACCTAGAAAACTTCTCGGTACCTCCTGCAAAATCCACCTCATCAGCAATTACTAATGTATCCGAATACCAATGCTGTGCATTAGTTGTTTCAGTCCACTTGTAAGCTGTTTGATAATTAACCATTGTTACTTTATTTTGGTAATACTCCGGCATGCCCCACTCAGTAAACTCATTTCTCCACATGGTATCACGTAGATCGTCTGAGTTTACTAAGATGATGACATTCGGTGGATTAAGCCATTTAATTAAATCAATGGCTACTTTACCTTTTCCAAAACCTGTTGATAATACGAGAGTGCATCTATGAGGATTTTTGTCCTTATATAGCTGAATTACTTCAGCCTGCTTTTTGTCTCTAAGTGTCATATCAATCTTCGTCTAACATAAATTGCAGAGAAGATTTATCAAACTTCTTAACAAAATCGGGAAATGCTTTCATAATCTTTTCTTGATCTCCCCAACTAGCAGAAGCTAAAGCTTTACCTAAATAGTTTTCAAAACCACTTCCGTATTGCTCAGACATCTCTTTGACTCTCTCAATTTGTTTAAAATTTACCATCGTTAGTCATTTTAGGTCTCAAATCTTCTATATGTCTACCGTGTTCTTTTACTATTTGAGTAAAGATATCATCCCAGTGAGGTAAACCTCCCAGGTTTCTATCATCTACATAAATAGTAGCAGAAATTTTACGGGCGTCTGATTTGAACTTCTCAACTAGATGTGGGAAATTACAATTAACCCAATCATATTTTAATCCGTTCTCATTCATCCACTCGATAGCATTACCTAATGTAACACCTTCACGTAGCGTATTAATTACAATACCGTATCCCATATCATATAATCGATTTATCTGATATATAGCATTATCTCTTTGATTAGCTACATTCGGGTAGGCATCCTGTTCAGTAATCGTCCCATCGAAATCTACTCCAATGATGACGCTTGGTTCTCTATAATGTCCTTGCATTCTCTTTTACTTTTGGTGGTTCCTCATGTAAAATCTCATAGTTGTGTCCATTAGTACGAAATTTTGTACCTTCAGGCCAACCAAAAGGATGGTAGTTAAACGTGTGAGCTGCTCTACTGAAATGAATTGCGTCACTTCTCCATCTATTTTTACATTGATTTTACCCGAGGCTCTCCCGGATTTTTCTTTTATGTTCATAATTAATGTACATTACCCCATGAGTCACCTGATGCAGCCTCGGCTCTAAGCAAAGGAAATCCTGCTAATTTACCAGCTAATTCCATGAAGTGTTCTAATTTCTCTTTAGCTAAAGTTGTATACGCCGGCCTAGATTGTACAAAGTATTCATCATGTACAGGAAGCAAAAGCTTAATGTTATCTTGATGATTGTTTTGAATAATCCAACGTCTGAGTAATACTCCAGCTATTTTCAAGATAGAACTACCGGAACTTTGAATAGGTGAATTATAACTAGCCCTCTCGATGCTTGCATGCTCTCTCGGGTTGTTAATTTTCCACGTATCAAAATAACGTACTCTACCAAATACCGGTTCTATGATATAACCGTTCTTAACAGCAAATGAACCAAATCGATCCATCATTGCTTGTATGTTAGGTAACTTCTCGAAGAAGTTTTTCAATATATCAGCTGCTTCACTCTGATCTATCTTAAGATTAAATGCAAGTTTAGGTGCACTAATCCCATAAATAGAACCAAATGATACTGCTTTAGATTGTCCTCTTAATATCTTATGATCAGGGCATTTACATTGTCCTTCATCTATCTCATGCTGGCAATCTGGTAATGTAGCATCTATCCAACGTTGGCCAAATATCAGCTTAGCATTAATACTATGCAAATCTTTACCTTGAGCTACAGCATCTAACCAAACTTGTTCATCAGATAATGTTGCAGTCACTACTAGCTCTTCACCACTGTAATCTGCACCAATACAATCAAATCCTTCATCACCGATGAAACATCTTCTATATACATCTGCGTTAGGCATATTCAATAAACTAGGATTAGTAGAACTTAACCTACCTGTCGCTAGTATTTGTCTAAACCTGGTCCTGAACTTACCATCTACCTCCACATGCTTAGTGTAGAAACTCTTACCAAATGATTTAATCTGATGAGCTACCTCAGCAAACTTCAAATAGTGTGGAAATATAGGATGAGTATCAATATGTTCTGCTATGATGTCTTTACCTGATGATTCAATACTAGCATCAATTGCTTGAAATATTTTCAGCTTTTGAGTAGGACTGGCCCAGTTAATGGTAACTTCATCTTTAGCTCTATAGAACCCGTTATCAGTTAAATAGTACATATAATTATCTATGACAAATTGATCCAAAGATTTACCAATAGTTGCTTTATTATCCTTATTTTGAGCAATAAGTAACTTAGCTACAGCAAAATGGGTGTCAAATGTTGTAGGATACGAGTGTGAGTTCCAAGCTTTACCGTTGAGCTTACCCTTAAGTTCACTAGGAAATTCAGGGTCCTTTAACTCTAACCATTGTTTTAAAGCTACTTTAGATGTGTTCTCAAAAACCTCTGAATACACCATACCTAAGATATGTTTCTTCTCTTTAGTTGATGACCATAATTTTTTAGTAACTTCATCTTCAAGCCCAATCCAATCATTGTCTATCAGGATATCCATAAATTCAGCTCTAGCTATACTATTAAGTTCTTCCAGCTCTGCCTCATAAATAGGTCTCACTGTGTCTTCAATATCAAACCACCTGTCTTTATTTATACGTACTCCTTCATACTCCATGTCAGCTACAACTTTAACGAACTCATTCTCCCACCACATAGTCTTCATTAGACCCCGGTGCTTTCCGAGTTTAAGTCGTTTGTCTTCAGCTTTCATTTCAGCTATTTGCATTCTCCTGATTTTACCAGAGAACACTACATCAACTGCAGCATACCTGATTTGATCATCGTCATAAGGTTCTTCGGTACCAAATGTTGTCTGCTCTTCCTTTGATATGGTATGACCAAAACGACGCTCAATAATAGCAGCTAAGCCATTATATCCTTGTTCCTGTCCTAATCCATTATTCAAAGTTTGTTCAGCTAACATGGTATCCCAGACTCTCTCCAGTTGTACACCTTGCTTCTTGAATACTTGGTAATCAAAACTTACATTTTGTATAATACAATACTTCTTTTTAATCACATTTAGTAAAGCTTGTTGTTCTACTTGAGAACATGCTTCCCATTCTATTACCCACACAATAGATCCATCTTCATCGGCTATTGATATGACTTTAAGGTCTCGTTGGAGAATACTATCGACTACATTAGTCTCAGTATCCAGTCCAATTATATCGATACCTTTAAGCCATTCAAGGCCGTGTCCTACAGCTACACTATCGTAGCTGCAGGAGTCTGTTCGACCTGTGAATAATATTTTAGACATTAGGTGCCCCTAAAGAGTTAGCCCAATCGTCTCCCGGATCAGCTGCAGGTGCTACATCGGTTGGAATACCTGGAATAGCAAAAGTTTCAGGTGCTTCTGTTGGCGCCTCATCAAATGTTACCGGTTCCTTAACTTCTTGTACAGGATCAGGAGTAGTAAATGGATTAGGTGTAGTTGGTACTACAACTTCCGATGCTACTACCTCAATTGCATTTGCTGTATCAGTGTCTGCTTTATCAACATCAACTTCTCCATACTCAAAGTCAGTTCTTTTTATATCATTAGATCCTACCTCTTCAGCTTTAGCTTCAGCATTCATTTGAGCATCATCAGCTAGAACTAAAGGACAAATAGAGATATTCTTTCTTGTTACATAAGACATCTCACCTTTACGTGCTCCACCTGATATTATTTTAGGTAAATGATATACACCATTATGTGATGTTATTACATTTTCAACAGCAAAGTTTAAGTCAACATAATCTTCAACTACAATACCGTAAGTAGATTCAACTAAGGCAAGTAACTCTTTACCACCTTTACCACCACCTTGAGTCATTACATCTGATTTGGGTGTATTATCCTCATTAAAGGTACATGATCCGAATAAGGATACCTTTGGGGCACTTTTTGGTACCAATGCTACAAATAATAATTTGGTTGGGATTTCTCCAATCATACCCCAATCATCAGAACTGAAGATATCAAGGCCATTGCCCGGAACTTCAGATCCTTTGTTAGCATACTGTAAGTTCTCAGTAGCTACTAAAGTTTGACTTGGATATACTTTTCCATTTTTGTACAGTCTTAAATCTGCACTTTCAGGGTTCTTTGATACTGTAGATCTCACAGGAGCTGCTTTAGCTACAGGTGTAAGTTCTATGTTGTTTAAAAAATCTAGATTCATAATATAGTTATTTAATTATTTTTTTTGTTTAAAAATAGATTTGTTGTGTCTACTTTCTAATAAATTTGTTAATACTTTCTTAAGAGAACTATTTGATTTGACTAAAACATCCATGCGTTGTCTTGGTACGTGGTACCAACGGCCTACTGTTGTTTTATGCCCTTTCTTAGCCTCTTTCAAGTCTCTGTCTAATTGCTCTTGTAAGTTATACTTTCCTACTCTATCCATTAGCTAAATATTTTCCTCCACCAAGGTTTACTTTTACAATTCTCATACAACTCTACAGCACTCGAAGCAACCTCTTGAGCACTCGAAGCAACCTCTTGAGCTTCTTGAGCTGTTCTAACTAATCTAGCAAAATTTTCATTTTTACTATCATTAGACTCCTTAAGGAATTGAATTGTATCTTCTAATTCAGCTATATGCATAACTTGCGCACTAATAGTACGGTTTAAAGCTTTAATTTCTGCCTCTAGCTTCAGTGTACTTAAGTTCTTTTTGCCTATCTCTTCAATTAACTCGTCGTTTAATTCAAAAGCTTTTGCATTTTTTCTAACCACCTCCTTATGCGAGGTGATTAGATCTTTCTTCAACATTTTTGTGTAGTTCATCTCTTACTATTTAGTAGGGAACAACTCCTTATTAAGTTCTTTCAAGTCTTTGATAACTTGTTTACGCTCAGCAACCATAGCTTTGCAATCAATAATTGCCGGCCCATTGATGATCGGTGAGTTCAGCTGGTCTTCCAGACAGCTTTCTTCTTTTAATAATTGAATCTCGTTGGCGTTTATGTCTGCCTTTAATTGTAATTGATTCGCATTTGATTGTAGATCGATCTCTTTTGAGGCTACTGATCCGTCCTTCACTGCTTGTTGTCTTTGGATGTACGATTGTTTTTTCATTTTTATTTGATTTAGAATTATTATTATTATTATTTATTATTTCAATATTACTGTTACCATCTAGGTCTGTAAACCCTAAGTCTGTATCTCTTTTGGCATGCATTACACTTGATTCGTATTCACACATACTACTCCATAATGTAGTGGACTCCCCTGTTCCGTATCCTACTGTAGGATGCACCTTTGAAAAGGGACTACCATTATAATACCCAAACCACTTAGGGTAGCTTATAATCTCATTCTCCCAAGTTTTAGCTACCCTACAATCATGCTTTCGCATAAGTTTAACAAAATCCTGGTAATCCTCCTCATCCTCACAACGAACTAAGAAGTTATCCTCGGATAATAGCTTAGGTTTATAAACGTACTCTAAGTAATTGTCTACTTGAGTCCATTTCACTATATTCTTAAAGGCTGAGTTCCATTCTTTATTCACTACAGTATTAAGATGATACTTGAATCTTCCGTCTACTAGTCCTACCCAAAGAGGCTCACCGTGTATACGAGCTTCTCCTGAACATCTTTGTAATTCAGGGAAAGTAGCATTTACATTTTGGAGATCTGTAGTAGATACGCATTTTACTAAAAAATCTTTATTTTTCATGTGTATATATTTTAAAAGCACCTCGTTTCCCCTCAGAAACTCTATTAATATTTAGTTTTAGTTATTAAAAGATGATGAGGTGCTTAAGTGTAAGTTGACGCTTGATTAAATTAAATAACCCTAAACCACTTTGAAATACAAGCGCCAACTTGTTAATCGTTAAGTATTGGGTGTTTCTCTATTGCTTTGGTAACTTCGTCTTTACCATGAAACAATATTTCTTTACGAGCTGCTTTGATTGCTCGTTCTGGTGTGTTTATGTTCTTCTCGATTACTGCTATACCTCTTGTATACTCTGATACAGTGTAGTAGTCTCCTGAATAGTTCAAATGCACATAGAACTGAAAACCATAGTATTTGAATGCCTGTTTAGCTTTACGTGAGAAGTTCTCTACCTTATTACCACTTAATATTATATCTGTAATGAAGGTACTATCTACAACTAATTGTTCTTTGAACTCTTCCCACAAACCACCCACATCTTGCACTGTGATTGACTCTCCAATATATAGTTCTGTTAACTGGCCTACATCTTTAGCATCACTTAAGCTATCAAAGAACTCCTTAGCTTGCTTTGGTGTCATACCATGTTGTGCAAGGGTTTTGGATCCTTGTGTAATTACTAAGTATACCCCTATTTGATATAGTTGTGTACTTACAGTGTACATAGTACCATCTGCGGTATATGTAGCTGATTTAGGGTATGTTATTGTTTTCACGTCATAAAAATTTATCCTGTGTTAAATATTTATCTCTTGCCCACTGATAGTCTTTATCAGTATCATATATTAGAAATCCTCTCCATTTTGCATATCTATCACCTCTCCATAAGAATAATGTAGCAGGTCTTTCAAATACTTTAAAGCTATATTGTCCAGGTGATAGATCAAGTTTTTCACTAAAACAAAATATGTCATACCCGAGTTGAGTTTCAAGTTCTCCATGAGCATATGTACCTTGTAATCTATTGCCTTCGTGATACATACCAGTATCATCCTGTGCTGAGTATATTTTTATTGTTTTCATTATGTTTTAGCTTTAAATCCTTTATAAAGTTCTTCCAATCCTAGATACCCTACACCTGTAAATGAATGACTGGTACCACTGTCTTCATCAGCTCCGTAATTATATTGGAACCTAATTACAACTTCCCCAGTTTTTCTTGTTTTGAAGTGATTAAACTTACTAAATCCTACAATGTTTGGGCTTATGATATTTTCAGCTGTATTAAATGCTTCTATATCTTCTTCTGTCCATTTACTCTTGTCTGGATATTGATACCCTTCATTCTGAAAGGTTAATGCCGAGAATCCTTTTTGGATTAGCACTAACTGATCATATTGTTCTTTAGTTATTAAATCTATTGTCATAATTCCTCTATGTATTTTAAAGTTACCTCTGCTTGGCACCTAACACCATTCCAATAATGATAATCTGTGCTATGAATATTTAAACTTTTGCATATCTTCTCAGCTTGATCCTTGTCATTTTGTATTTTAATTTTTATTTCTTCCATCTTTGTTGTTTTTAAATGGACTAAGCCCTATTCGTACAAATTTTCCGCCTTTACACCCAGGAAAGCCTGTGTATTCTACAGAGCTAACGGTTCCCCATATTTTAGTACCGTCAGGTTTCCAAAAGAACATCTTGTTGGTTAAATCTGGACATCCCATTTTTCTATACACTTCAGTACTAAATTTTCGTTTCATCTCTATTGTTTTTGGTTATTCAATCCATTCAATGTGATTCCATAAATAAATCAGCAATCTGCCAATCCAATATAAAGCAAAGGCTAATGCCATGCCTATAATTATAAACCACGAGGCTAAACCTCTTTCACCGTTTGTCATCTCTATTGTTTTTGGTGGTTCTATTATCATAATTCATAATTTTATTTTTAAAATGTTTAATAATCCGTACTGTTTACAACAAAGTGTATAGCACATTAAAACGATGCCATACACAAACCGTTAGCAAACATTACTTAGTCTGCTCTATTGCTTCAGAAATTATTGTCTGCCAACCTTTACTTAACGATGCAACACATCTAAGTTCTTGACTTTCTGATAGTTTGAATCCGTCAGTATTAATAATTTCTACTACTGTTGTATAATGGTAAACTGTATCGTGATGTTCTAATGGCTCATCATTAATATTATCCCATAAAATAAAATCTTCTTTACTAATATTTTTCATTTTAAAACGATTTGCTAACACAACCTATACACCATAAAGCGTGATATTGAAGTGTTAAGATTAAACATTGTACTACGCTTTACGGTGCATAGCCAAACTGTTATAATTCATACCTATTGTTTTTTGGTTACTGTTCCTTTTACTGGATCCAGAATAAAACCATCTGCATCGGCATTCATCGATAGTTTTGTCATTTCTTGTTGAGCTGCATTGAATTTATCCACAATTGCAGTCATTTTGTGGAGGTATTTCTCACCGAGTTCTTCTCGCTTTAATACCCAAGTATTGTCTTTTCTATGAACTATTTCCATGTGTTTATTTAAATTAAAGTATACACCTCGACTTGTGAGGGTTCATCTATGAGCAGCGACCCGTTATTCCTTCTTACTTGCTGATTTTGACGAGGTGGTATACTTAATCGGATCCGTCACGGCTCAATCCGAAGATGGCTGGTAGATCCTACATTGCAATGATATTGTTATACTGTATTTAACTGGTACCAGCTTACTCACGCATTATGCTTTCGGCTGGATTTACCCCTTAACAATATTATTTTATTTGTCTAACGATCTAAAGTATCTGATTGATGAGTGTAAATTATTCTGGTCTTGTAATATACTTATTACTTGAGCAATTGTAAATTTATGACCCATTTCTTCAGTAATTGTCTTAGCTATTGCTACTCCAAACTCTCTTTTATATTTCTCTGCTTCTTGAAAATTAATATCTCCATCGAGCTTCCGGTAATTATCTTGTATAGCTGACCAGTTGGACAACTTAAGAATATCTCTACCGGAACCATCGATGAATGTATTACTGTATGAATCAAAGATGAGTTCTTTCTTGATTGTATCCTTGATTATGCTCATACTATGAAATTATAAATAAGTAACCGGCTATAAATGTAATACAAATTGAATACAATACAGCTACAGCTAGTTTATTTGTTGTAGATTTCACCTTTGCTTTATGATGATCAAGTGAATATTTATTCTGAGATGCTTTTTGTCTTAGGTCGTTGTTTTGTTTTTCTAAACCTTCACTATAGGACCTTAAACTAGAGGAATATACTTCTAATCTATCTCTATCCGTGCGTAACTGGGATGCATAATTAAATAAATCTTTCTTTAATAATTTTTTCATTTCTGATGGTGTCATATCTTTAATTTTAGGTTATTATTCTTGTTCTCTTCTTGCATCGTAATCCAGGTCAAAATCATGTCCGTCAGGATACAAATTTTTATCTGGTAAATGAGTGAACCTAGTTGGTTTAAATACACCCAAATCTACTCTAGTATCACTAACATCCTCATCAAATGGACAGCCTTGTACAGGCCTGTTCTTATCAATATCAAAGTCAGATCCTTTAGGTTTTTCTTTACCTAACCCTATTTTTAGATGCATTGGTTTAATTATATATACTGCATATCTAGCTAATCCTAGAACTGCTGCAGGTATTAGTAAGAAACATACTATTGCATACAATACTATCTTTAACCCTAACATACTATCTAGGGTTATGGCTCCGATCAGTAATCCAATACATACTGAGTTCATTATAACTATGAATGCATAGTCTTTCGCGTATTCTTTATAATCTTTTTTCATAATTATACATTTATAGCCATCATAGGCATGGTTAATTTTCTATATCTATTGTAATACTTTGACCATCCTGCTCCATATACTTCTTTATACTTTGCAATATTACGGTCCTCTTTGTTAATCATTCGTGGTCTCATGTGTGTTTTTTTAATTATTTAATATTTATTGTGTAATCTAATCCGGTTCAGTAGCCATAGTGCGAAACATATGACTACTGTTATTAAAAATATATTTATTGCTCCCATATTCTTGTGTTATTTACTTTAGAATGTGTTTCTAATGCCTCTATTCTATTTGTTATTTCATCATAGATTTCATCAGCATCGTAATGTAAATCCTTTTCAGCACTCTCTTCGAGCCATGCTGCTAGTTTCTTTAGTTCGTCCATTATTTTTGAAGTGTTGTTACGATTAAATATTGTTCAGATAGTTTAGCAAGAGCTTTAAGTTCATTAATACTAAATCTAGCATCCTCAGATGCATATAATAATGTATTACCATCATCAATAACTTTGACGTATCCTTCAGTTCTTAATACTTTCATTGATCCAGAGTATGAATCAGTTGTTTCAGTGTTCCAAACTGCAAATGCTAGTGATATAATTAGTATAATACCTAGTATTGTACTAAAGTGATCAAATATAAATTGTTTAAATGTTTTCATTATCCTAATCTTATGTTGTTAATACTATTAATTGTTAAGTGTTCTGCTAATCTTGTTGTGTATATTTTACAGCTCACTGTATTGTTAGCCTTTTCAGGTGTCCAAGTTCTAATGTGTTCAGTTATATCTTCGAATGAACTAAATGTTTGTTCATCCGTAATAATAAGATTTGCAGGTGTTTGCCATTTATGTATGAGTAAATACTCCATAGTTTAACGTGTTATTTGTTCTATTGAAACTGTTTCCTCATTAAATAGTACTCCATCTTCATTATTATATGACCAAGTGACAGCATAACCTTTATGAATAAAGAAGCCAACATATCTAGTTAACCTACGTGTAGGATAATTATCATGATTACTATATTCCCAGGCTTTTGTTTTTTGTTCTGGTGTTTGATTTGGTACTAATAATGCTTTAATTTCAACCACTGCATCCTCATCTTGAGGAGCAGTAGTTTTGTTTAGTTCTTCTGTAAGTTTTCTCATTTGTGTGTTATTTATAGTTGTCTAGAACATCACTACATGTGCCTACTATCCATCCAACTAAAATTATTACTAATATTACTCCAAGTATTATCATATTACTCTTCTTTGTGTACATCGAGAACACTAGGCATACATACCTTGTCCCTTAATATACTGATTGCTTGTTTTGTTGAATTAGCTTTGATCATTGTTACGTGATGATGAGCTGTACTATCGATGATGTATCTTAATGTGTATACCATGATTGTGTTATTTAGTGTGATTTGTAAAACCAAGGCCAACACATTACATGTTGACCTGGTTTACACACACAAATTATACTCTAATCTAATTTATTTAAAATGTCATTAATAAACCCACCCTGTTGGGTACGTCTATTTTTACGCTTTACTTGTCGTTCAATCTTGTGGTCTTGTATATCACGGTTAAACTTACTCTCTCTGTATAGATAGTGAAGTGTTGCTAATACAATTCCAATGGCTAAGGGTGTCATTTGTTTGAAATTTAATTAATAATTCAGTGTGTTATTCGATAACCTAGGTTAATGTGTGAGCACAACAGTCGCAACTGCCTAGGGTTTACATATTTTAAAAACTCTTCAGCTTTCATGCAGGACTGCTCTGTGTTTGTTTATCTTCAAGCTGAAGAGTTAAAAGGTAAAGCCCACAACACGCCAAACAGTTGTGGTAGTACTTGGATAATGGTATTGCCTGCTCGATTACCATTGTTTAATACCTGCGTATACATAGCAGTCCGAGGTATCCTATTTGAGTACTATTGAGTGATTTAGGCCTACTCAAGCTTTATAGTATTTTACAGTAATACTATACTGTGTGAGTTAGCTAGGACTCTTAGAACCACATAATGGTCTTATTTGAATGCCTTTATATGCTTGGCCTAGCTATTAGTTCTCCAGGTGTTATTTAGTTGTCAATCTGCAGTGAGCTATATATCATGAGGTGCTATGCTCTTGAGTCTATTACCTGAGAGTTGTGAGTGTTTGTATGATCTTAATTCATGGGCGATAACACTCTAACCCTTACGTGCAATTTACATTGTAATGAATAAGTAGATAGCTCCTAACCATATTGCCAGTGTTATCAATATAACCAGTAGGCAACCAATGTTAGCGCCTACTACTCTATCTTGATACTCTTGTATTTCGTCTCTTTTATTTTGTAGTTCTTGATACTTATTAGTATGTTCTTGATATTTACTTTCTTGTTCTTGGTATTTATGTACTAGTTCTGGATCTTTACCAATAAGATCAATTAGTTTATCGTTATTTTTCATGGGTGTGTGTTTAATAAATGATTCATTGCTTGCTCTTTACTATTAAAATATCTTGACTCTCTTGTGTATGGTCCTTCATCACACATTCTACCAACATAATATCCAGCGTTGGATCTTAATACTTGTAGTTCCGTGATACCTGTTACACCTTCTTCATCAGTGTAAATGAACGTTGATCTTAATTTATCTAGTTTCATAGTTGTTTAGTGTTATGGTGTTGGTAAACTAAAACTATTACTCCGGATATCATTAAAGTTATTCCTATGATTAGCATTATTGTAGTTTCCATTGTGTAGTTATTTATTGTTCTTGTACATCAATACCAGGAATATTACTGCTAATATTGCTACTGGTATTAATGCTATTGGTCCAAACATGTATGCTACGATACATGCTAATATGGCTGCTTCGCCTCCTCCTGTTGATCTTATTGGTCCTAACATGATTAGTGTCTTAAAGCATTTTCACTTACTGTATCATTTACAAATGCAAGTGCATCCCATATTGATACTATGGCTTGATCGTGCATTAGTTCTTTAACACCATTAACTTGCCTAATGTAAGAATAATATACTAATACTGAAGGACTACCATTGCCCTTATGTCCTTTATACTTTATAGTTCTCCAATATTTAGGCTTTACTTCATTAACTAAGTATTGATGTAATAGCTTATCCAAGTGGGTTTTAATATTATCTTGTTCCATTGTGTATGATTTAAAATGTTGTTTCTACTGGATGATTACGAGCATCAAGCTCATCTTCCATATCTAGGTCCATTTGTAGTCTATTCATCATTTGTACAGACTCTTCAGATACTTTTAGGTTATCATATAACCATTGTTTCAAGTGTGATTGTTTGTGTTGCATTGTGTGTGATTTAATGTTATATTAATAAGACAAGGTAGGCTAGCCTCTGTATACCTAAAACATCGGACGGACTAGCTCTATTAAACCTTATCTTGTATTAATGTAATGCTAACTTACGTGCTAGTCAATTAGGCTTACGGTTCATTACCGGATTACAAGCATTACATTATGTACTCTGTTACTGTTATTAAATATTAATTAACCATAACCTCCGTAAAGGTATCATTCACTCTAAGTAGTATATTCCAAGTCATCATGTGACAAGTTAGATAGTTGGTTGGTGTATTCCGCACCTACTCTTAGTGTTAATTAATGTACTTCTGTTATGTATGGTCAAAGTGTACCATGTATTGTTTATGTAATATAAATGAGGCTAAACTAGTGCTAGCGTACTATCACTAATATGCCTAATATGTGGGTGAGGTGACTGTCACCCTTCCTCCATCTCACTTATCGTACTAATGAGTTAGGCCTGTCGTACTAGGCTGTTTGGCCTAAACAATAAAGGGTCCGAAGACCCTAATTGTTATACTTCATTAACGTTAGTTACCCTAAAGCGACCTTCGCTTTTCTTGACAGCTTGCTTCCAATTGCTAATGGCTTTGATACCATTATCATTGTCCTTGTAGGCATCCTTGACCTCGTCAAGATCTAATCCAACAGGTTCCTGTTTTGCTAAGTCGACAGTAATGTCGTCTTCAGGTGCGTAAGCTCCGCCTGTAATCTCTTCATACAATTCATTGCTTATGGTTCTACCTAAGCGCATACCGTTAGGTGTTTCTACCATGATATGAAATCCATTACCACTCTTATTCTCGCGGATGACCGCAGGGAATCCTTCGAGAGTTGCTACTGTTTCCCATAGCTTTAATCCTCCTTGTTCACTATTAGTTCCTTCGAAGAACGCTTTGTGTTCTTTCGTGAACACCATTGTTGTTTCTTTTAAATCTGACATGATTATTATTATTTAAATTATTAATTTATTTATAGCCACCCTAGTGTGCCGATATGATACACGGGGGTGGTGTTACTATGTGGTCCCCGCTCAAAATAACCCGGATATATTATTGTGATAAGGGTACAAAAAAATATAAAAAATTTTGGTACACTAGAGATTTATAGTTATCTTTACCTCATGATAAACAAGTGTACCAATCTAATGCGTAAATGATACTATACTGTATATCTTTTACCGATTGAAATGGTACACCTTTAAACCCGCATAGAATATGGAAAGTTACACAATAAGCTACAAATACAAAGGAAAGTGGCACAGAGCTATTCACTTCGAAGGAGACTTCACTTTAGATAAGGCTAGAGATGACGCAGATGCTATAGCAGAAGAACAACCCGGCAGACCAATACAGTTAAAGCTTAGGTATTATCCAGAGCCAAAATTATCACCTAGAAGTAAACTAGTATGAAAGTAGCAGCAGGACAAATAAGAGCTAATCAACCAGGTGAATTCCGCACAGGATTTTTCTACGAGGATATTGTAGATGGTGCTACGTGGGGTGAAGCAGCAGAGGTTACTACACCTACAGGTACAATAGAAAAAGTATTAATACTAGATCAGGTACCAATTAAGATCCCGTATATGCAGGTGTACTATGCGCGTAAAATCAAAGGGATTAAAGACCCATTCATAGCAGAGGTTCTTAGGGACTTTATGTTTTTCAATGAAGGGATAGACCAGGCTGGTATTAGTAAGTTGGTATCTTTTATAGTGAGATACTTGTGCTTACCAGCAGCAGGAATTACATATGAAACTTTATACCCGGTAGCTTATGAAATGATACCACACTTACCAGACCCAGAACTACTGTATGATCAGGTTATCTTATTTCAACGTGGTAGTTTGTTGCCGGCCAAAGAAAGAAAAAGCATGAGCCTGCAAGTACGAGGTATGAGGAACAGTTACCTCTTTGGGGAAATCATTCATAATGCAACCTTAGCTGCAATTGACAAAAGTCACCCTAAATTGAAGATCACCAAATTTAAGGTTCTGGAAGAAACAGCCTCTAGTGGTAGAGAAATCAAATCTGTCAAAACATTAAACGTCCATATTAAGGAGGAAACAGAGCATGTTTTAGACGTGGCTAATTCACACAGGCATTTTACTACAGGAAAGTCTTTGAATAAATATAAAAAATTCTTAGCTTTACCACCTATGTCGGTGCGAGATATGAGCGCTACATTAGGGGTTAGTAAATCAACTGTAATGAAATACCGCGAAGTACATGACCAAGAATGATATAATAGTAACAACATTATGCCACTACCCAATGTTCGATGGAGTAGTCGAAGTGGATCAAAACTACAATGGAACAGTAATTAAAATAAAAGTACATAAATACGAAGATTATGAGTAAAAAAGGAGAAAAGAAGTTAGTTGATGATAAGCTAACTGAGAAGGACGTTAAAGATGCAACCGCTGAGGTGGGTGCTATTGAGGACAAAGAGGAAGAAGAAAAGCCTGAAAAGGTATATGTACCCAAAGTTCTTTTTACAAAGAAATGGGGTAAGCACTTTCCAGGCGACACAAAACAGGTTCACATAGAACTTATAAAGGAAGCCAAGCAGTCAGTTGATCAATACCATTCGGGCCAACTTGGAGTATTCACCAGTAAAGACCAGAAAGGAGGGTTTGTATCTAAGGTTCTAGCGTTGTAGTTTCGGTCCCAGATGGGGCACGAAAAACAACATATCTTGAAATTGCGAGCGCCCTAGCGGGCGCTTTTGTATTTAATAACAAAAATTGTTTCGTATTATAATAATTTTTATTACCTTTGTCAGAACAACAAAAGATAAAATATGGACATCCTACAAAACAAGACAGTCGTGATCCCTATACAAGCTGGATCAGGAGAACTGCTCAAGACTTACTTGAGGATATTTCTCGCGAAGATACGACTAACAGAAAATCAATTAGATGTCGCAAGTGCTTTAATCCCTAGATACGCTCAGTATGTAAATGATGGGGTAAGAGAACCTTACGCATCAACCTTATTATTCTCTACCAAAAACAGAAAAGATATAGCTAAGGAGCTTAAAATATCACAGGCCCATATGAACAATACGTTCTCAGCCCTGTTGGATAAAGGTATCCTAGCTAAAAATACAGATATTGGATACATGTTAGATCCGGGATTAGTCCCATGTAATGAACTTATATTTAGGTTCTCAACAGAAGAGTATGAAAAACAAAGACAAGATACTCCGAGAAGTGTCGAAGAAGTTGAACCTACCCCTGAACCAAGTAGAGCAAGTAGTATTGAGCCAACTGAACCTGGCGCGTACAACAATGATGAACAAAACACAGAAGACAGTGTATCTGAGGAAAGTGGGTTATTGGATACCGACATCGATCAAGAAGAATCTTTACGCCCAAAGATCACAGACCATTATGAATAACAAACAACAATCAATTATAAACGAGGATGATCCTCTAGAATTTTAAATTATGAGTAAAGAAGCTAAATTAGTATTTGACATTACAAGTTTACCTACAGGATTATCACCAGCAGACTTTGTAAGAATGTATGACCAACATGGGCTGGTGTTTTGGGATAGTGAGAAAAACGGCATTAAACCCAAACTGTTCACAGGACCTGACCCATCAAAAGGAGAAGAAACAATTATTGTAGATACCAAAGGGAAAGAACTTGATCTAGAAACTTTCAATAAAGAGTTCGTTGACCACGAGAAGTGGGATAAGGAATTACACTACTGTTTAAATTCAGCGGTTTATTATTGGAATAATTATGGATCCCCTGCTTACCCGGTCACTAGAGATAGTGAAGCAGCCTTCCTAAAGTCTCTCAATCTTTCAGACCTGTCCGATGTGAAGGACTCTGATGATGCGGCGAAACTTTGGGAAGCTCAGAAGGGTAAGGTAAAAGAAGCTCTAAAGCATGTAAACAAAGAACATCTTCAAGAAAGAGCTGTGGTTATGGAAGCTATGAAAGGAGCTTATTATGAAGAGGTGACTAAGATTGAAAAGGTTCTAGCTGATAAGGTAAAACTTCATGATAAGAATGGAGATAAGCTTATTGAAATTGAAGCTATCCAAAATATTGTAGGGAAAATTAAAACAGTTTCCCCTATCCCAGAGGAATACAGTAAGTATAGAAATAGAAAAATGAAGTGGGATCACCATATGTTAATAGCTACTGATTATGCAGTTCTATTAAATATAGCTTATAAATTACTTTAATATGGTGGTAGTAAAAATTCAAACAGGTATGGATATCTTAGGTATCCAGCCTGTTTATGTAACACATTATTTGTATGAGCATTCAACGACATCCGGTAGATAGCTATGATAAAAAGCTAAATTTTTGGGAGGAATTTCCTGACTATAAAGTTCACCGACAATTCGGCGACTTCTGGAGGAACAATAAAAAGGCAGGCCAATTACAAAATAGTTCACTATTTATGTGGGCTTTGTCTTTGTGCTATGATAGGAAGAGTGTATTTTTTGCTCAACCGGAATTAGATAAATGGGAAGTTGTAGGAGAAGACCTCTTTCAGGATTCAAAATTTCTTCGTAAATTAGCCGAGGATCCAGAAAGTGCTGAACTGGTATTTGTACCAGGCGGGCACATAAGGGATCTAGTGTTAGCTTTCGAGGAAACAATTGATACTCCTCTTGGGATTTCGTTACGTAATATGGAGAGGAAGTTTGCAGAAAGAACTAAGTTCATGATGGAAACAGATTATTCCATGGACTATTATGAAACTTCTGAGCAAGGTCGTAAGTTCTTGGTTAAAGGGACAGCGGATCAATTGGACAAGATGTTTGTTAACACAGATAAAATAGATAATTTATTAACTAAAGCTCTAGACGCATTACGCGCGGCTGAAGGATCTGGTACTGCTAAAGGTGGCGCTCAAGAAAGTTTAGCAGACGGAGACGCTGATTTCTAATGGCTACACCTATCCACGATGACATGTGGATCTTGTATAAAAACAAGATACCAACACACCTAGTAAAACTAGCTACGAAGATACCTGTGATGAACCCGCTAGGTATCAAGTATAAGCGTTGGTGGAAAAGAGAAAAACGGAAATGTATTGAGGGTTTGTGGGTTAATCATGACGGAGTTCACAAACACGTCTCTGGCCCTCTTTACTATTTCGTTAATTTTCATCATATACTTCTAACAGAAAAAGGATCGCGTACCATGTCAAAGAGACAAGGGTTACCGATGCTCAGAGATTTAGAATGGATCAAATCCTTTGTATATGAGGAAGCCAGAGGGTTCTCGGGGTTTGAGAATGATGATAAATATTCTTGTCATAGAATACTGGGTGAGGTAGATCCAAATAAAAATCCTGAAGAGTTCGAAAGTTTACTCATGGAATATGGGGCACCTAAACTGGTTAAAACATCTATCACTAGGGCAGACGGGACCTTCAAAAAATATAAACCTGCTCGGGAGTATCTGTATGAATACCAATCGGAAGACTTAGGTAAACCTATGTATTTCAATATGATGTCAAATGTAGCTGATATGGAATCCAGGGGTGGAGGTAAATCCTATTGGGGTTCTGCTATGTTAGACCATAACTTCTTATTTGATGGAGCCAACAACTACGAGGATTACCTCGAGTACAAAGCAGCAAAAGTTCCACTATCTTCGGAATCTTTAGTTGGTGCAATTGATACAAAATATTCTAATGATGTTATAGCCAAAATGAAGCTAGCCTTGGAGAACTTACCAGGTAAAGTGACTATTGGTAAAACAACATATCCTTCCCCTTTCCATAGAGAATATCATGGTGATTGGAAATCCGGTGGTACTATTATAGCTGGTTACGATAAAAAGATAGGAGGTACTTGGATTAAAGTAGGTACTAAATCTAAAATACAACATAGATCTTTCAATAGTAATCATACGGCGGCCAATGGTACCAGACCTTCTTTTTCACTTATTGATGAGGTTGGTTTTATGAATAATCTTATTGCAGTTCTAGGACAAATGAAAGAAGCTGCAGCCGACGGTACCGTAAAATCCGGGTGTATCTGGATGACAGGTACCGGTGGGGATATGATAGGTGGTGCTACAGAACAGGTAAAAGATGTTTTTTATTCTCCGGAATCTTATGATTGCTTAGCATTTGATGATGAATTTGAGGGATATAAAAACAAAATAGGATTCTTTGTACCAACCTGGATGACATTAAATCAGTTTAAAGATGATCTAGGAAATACTGATTGGAGAAAATCTACAGCTTATATTGAAAAGAAAAGAGCTATATTGAAGAAAAATGCTAAGAAGAAAGATGTATATGAAAATGAAATAGTACAGAGACCTACCACGCATAGTGAGGTATTCTTGTTAGCAAATAACAGTATCCTACCTACAGTGGATCTGAAAGAACACATGGATCACTTACTTACTATGCAAGATGAACCTGAGATAAAAGGTATGCATGGTTGGATGGTGCTGGATGCAGATGGATCCCCTAAATTTAAGTTTGATTCTACTACATATAAACCTACAGATTATCCGGTTAAAGCCTCCGATGAAAATACAGGAGCTGTAGTTATTTGGGAGCATCCGGAAGAAGGTAGTCAATATGGGTGGTATGTAGGAGGTAATGACCCGTATGATTTTGATATAGCTCCAAACTCGGTATCATTAGGATCTACATTTATAATAAAAAGAGGTACACCCCTTAACGGTGGGGCCGATAGAATAGTAGCCGAGTATACAGGAAGACCTCAACTAGCTTCAGATTTCTATGAACAAACCAGAAGACTAGCAGCTTACTTTGGTAATGCTCCTATATTATATGAAAATGAAAAACAACAAATAAAAGAACACTTCAAAAAGATGCATTCACTTGCATTACTTGCCTATACTCCAGGAGTTCTCAAAGCAAATGAGACATCTAAGACAGCTGCGACGAGGGTTTACGGTCAACATATGAGTACACAAATAAAAGATGAGTGTGAAATTTATTTGAGAGAATGGCTTTTATCTCCAATTGGTGACGGAAAATTGCAATTACATACAATAAAATCCATACCTTTGCTAAAAGAACTGATTTCTTACAACGTTGAGGGTAACTTTGATAGAGTTATCGCTCTGATGTTGGGTATCATTCAATTAATACAGATGAGGTCAGTAGTAGCAGAAAAGAAAGAAGAGGTTGTTAAACAGGATCCCTTTTTTACAAGAAAACTTTTTGCAGGTAATATGCGAAATAATAATTCAATATTTTAAACGATGGCTTACGACGTATCAATCAATTCAGGAAGTTTAGGCTCTGGCGAACACAAGAGTAATTCAATGCCTCCCCAACGTATTCATTCTACGAAGAAAACTCCTAAATGGGGTATTAGGTGTTTAATGGCTATAAAAGGGATGTCTAATTCGGTAGATACCCAAGGAAGAAGTTCTAGGGAAAACAAAGAAGAAAATTATGATTTAGTTAATTCAATATTTCAGGAGTCCGATTTTGATTATGTGCTAAACCCTATGGGAATTGATATAGGGAAGTATGGAGGGACACCTACTAAAATGCAGAACTATAATATTATACGTTCAAGATTAGAAACCTTAAGAGGTGAAGAGATGAATTCTCCACTAAACTTCTTTGTATACGCAGCTACGGGAGATGCTGTATCAGCCAAAAAACAAAAGAGAAATGAGATGGTTAAGGAGCTTATGAAAGCTTCTATTAAAGTTACATTAAATTTAGATGAGCAAGCTACAGCTTTAGAACAACAAATGGCAGAACTTCAACAGGTTATGTCAACTTTAAAAGATCAGCAACAATACCAGGAGATGCAACAACAAATGCAACAACTCCAACAACAACGTAACTCTATGCCTGATATCCAGGCTGAGATGAAGAAATTCAATTCAAGTTATGTTGATCCAACTGAACAAACAAACAATAAAATATTAAAGTATCTCAAACGTAATGATCAATTAGCATTGAAATTTAACCAAGGTTGGTTTCACGCTCTTGTGAGTTCTGAGGAAATTTATTATACTGGGATTTCCCAAGGGCACCCAACAGTAAGAGTAGTTAATCCTTTGCAGATAGATTATGATAAAGGCGCTAATACAACTTTCATTCATGAAGGTAATTGGGTCAAAGAAGAATATTGGTTACCAATTGGTGAATGTATTCAGGAGTATGGAGATGTATTAACAGATGCTCAAGTAAAGAAAATTGATGAAGGTCACGCGGGAAACACGTATATGATGGGAGGTATGGAGCAAGGTTTTGCCTATTCCAATGATGGAGGACAAAGAAGAAGTTCTAGACATAATGGAGTTTCTACTCACGCATACATTATGAAAGGATGTTGGAGATCATTTCAGAAAATAGGAACACTCACGTATCCTGACCCAAGAACAGGGAAGATGGAAACTGTAGAGGTTGATGATACTTTCAAAATGACAGATGAACTTAAAGCTTCCGGGGCACAGATATCTTGGAGTTGGGTTACTGAAATTTGGGAGGGTACTCAAATAGGTTCTGACATCTTTGTAAATATTAGAAGAAAATCTAACCAAACAGGGAATCTTCCTTATGTTGGTTATGTATATAATAATGTTAACTCGATCTCTACCTCAATGGTAGATTTAGTTAAAGCGCACCAGTACACGTATATCATTACTTGGTGGAGATTAGAACAAGAACTTGCCAAAGCTAAAGGTAAGAAGTTCGTAATGGATATGGCTCAGTTACCTAAATCTCAAGGATGGGATGTAGATACTTGGATGTATTATTTCGAAAATGTAGGGGTTGCTTGGATCAACTCAAAGGAAGAAGGTCGCCAAGGAGATCCTAGTTCTGTATCTCAATTCAACCAATTTACAAATATTGATATGTCACTTAGTCAAGTGGTAGGTCAATATATGGAAGTTCTCAACAAGATCGAAGCATTAGTTGAGGATATCATGGGGGTATCCCCACAGAGGATGGGGGATATCAAAGCTAGTGAAACAGCTACAGGAGCCCAAACATCAATCGCAAGATCTACTAACGTAACTAAACCATGGTACTATTTCCATGATTTAGTTAAGGAAGCAGTTCTTGGAGAGCTTCTAGAACTAGCCAAGTTGGCCTATATTGATGGTAGAGAACTTGAATTAGTTCTGGATGAAATGGAAGTGGAAACATTGAAGATCAATGGAGATAAGCTTAATGCTTCTCAAATGGCTTGCTTTGTAACTAACTCCTTTGAGGATCGAGTTAAAAAAGAAAAAGTTGATGCATTACTTACCATGGCTGTACAGCAAGGTAAAGCAAGTCTTGTAGATGTTGCAAATGTAATTAACAATGATTCTATGAGTTATACTATTTCTGCCCTTGATGCTGCTGAGAAATCTAATGCTGAAAGAGAGCAAGCTGCCTCTAAAGCTCAACAAGAAGACAATGCTGCTCAGAGAGAGGAGCTCAGAAAAGAAAAAGAACTTGATAGATCACTTACTAAAGAGATGAATGATGATAATATAGAGAAAGATATTCTTCTTAAGAAAATGGATATTGGAGCTGCCCCTGGACCACAGGGGGATTCTCCTATCGATTCAATGAGAGCTGTATCTGAAGTATCTGATAAAGAAGAAAGGTTAGCTTTAGATAAGGAAAAAGAAGAAAATAGAGCTGCTGAAAAGAACAGAGAGCTAGATATTAAGGAGAAAGAAACAAAAATTAAACAACAAGTTGCAAATAAACCTACACCTAAACCTGCGGGTAAATAGTTATGAATCAAGACATTATATTTATTTAAATATTTTTCATAATAATTTTTGTTATGAGTCATAATTTTGTAGTATATTTGTAGCAACAACAAAAGTATATAGACATGAGTGAATTTGCCAGTAAAATGTGGGGAGACATTAGTTTTGGAAAGAAATCCGATCCTATAAATCCTCCAGAAGAAAAGAAAGAAGAACCTAAACAGGACGAAGATGATCCAAAGCCTATTGATAAAGTTGATGATAAGGCTCCGGATTCAGAAGAAGACGATCCTAAAGGTAATTCTAAAGAAGAGGATGATCCAGTTGAAGATCCAAAAGTTGACACCACTGAGAAGAAGGGTGATGACGAGGAAGATTCTAAAGGAGATGAAGAAGACGAATACAAGTTTACACAAGACGATGTGGATAAGGCGTTTACCATGTTGGATGACGAAGGGGTGTTAGATATCCCTGAAGACGCAGAGTTTGATGAAGGAGCCAAAGGGTTAGCAGATGCTATAGCCACAACGGTTCAAAACAAACTAAGGAAGGAAATAGAAAAAATTCCTCCTGTTGTACAAGAGCTTTATGCTCATGTAATGAGTGGGGAGGATGCAAGTTCTTTTAAAATAACGACCAATGCAACCAGTTGGAAAGATGCTACTCTTGAAACAGAAGCACAACAACAAGGAGCACTCATGGCCCATTTGAGACTGCAAGGATACAGTGCTGAAGAAGCTCAAGATGAAGTAGATGAAGTTACTTCAGCTGGTAGGTTAGAAGCCAAAGCTAGAAGAAGTATTGGAGTTCTTGTAAAAACAGAGAAAGCTCAAGAAGAAGCTGCAGCCAGAGATAAAGCTAAGGCTGATAAAGAGGCTAATGATAGAGCTAAAGCGGAAAGAGCAGAAATGGAAAAACTAATCGATGATTCTAGTGAAATCGCCGGTTTTGTTTTAGATGATAAAAGAAAGAAAGCTTTCAAGAACTATATCTATAAAGTAGATCCTAGAACCGGGAAGACTCAAATGCAGAAAAATCTATCTAATGCAGATAGAATCAATAGGATTGCCTTTATGGATTTCCTTGATTTCAACAAGGAGGATTTCACAAAAGCAGTTACTAGTGAAGTTTCTAAAAAGAATAAAAAGAAAATGTCCAGATATACTAGCAAAAGTGTTAAAGGAGCTAATGCTTCTCAAAGTGTAAAAACTAAATCAGATGCTAGAAAAGGACCAATTAAGTTCCACTCTATTTTTGGAGCAGGAGACGATGAATAAGATAATCATTAAATTAAATTAAATATTATGTTTCAAACAGATGTATCACCATTACAGTTGCACAAATTACGTGCACTTCCTGCGGGTATGACTGAATCAGATCACCTTTCCCAGGCCTACCTAACCGAGCCTGAAAAGATGGATTCTGTTTTAGCGTATGCCTTTGGGACACAAAACGAAACTGTTCTGTCAATGTTGACAGGCGGTATCGGTAACACTAGATTCGTAAGCAACCGAGAATATACTTGGGATCTTCACGGACAAACTGAAAGAGCTATTGTTGTTTCAGGTGCTTTGGCTAACCCAGCAAGTGCTGGTTTGAATGGCCAACCTTTCCGTTTTAAAATGGAAGAAGGTATTTTCCAGATTTCAGATAACTTAGTTTCTGATGACGGTACTCAATGTAGAGTTTCTAATATGGTTTCTAACGGTATTGACTATATCTACACTGCAGTTCTTACAGATCCAGATCCTAAAAAATTCATCGCAGCTAGTCAATTAGCAGCCGGTGCACGTTTCTCTAAAGATTTCTCTACTGTTGAGGAGTTCTCTGACAAAGGTGGTGGAACTGATTTCGTTGCTCCTATGACTTTGAAAAATCAATTAACTACTTTACGTAAGCATTATGCAGTATCAAGATCTGCAGCTACTGACGTTATGGTTATTGAGCTTTTCTCTGAAGACGGGCAATCTACAAAACTTTGGACTAAATTGGCTGAGTGGACTGCACTTGCACAATGGTACAAAGAAATTGACAGATCATTTATCTATACAATCTATAATAAAGATTCTAAAGGTGAAGTGAGATTACAAGGTAAAAACAAGCGCCCTGTTTATCATGGTGCTGGTATCAGACAACAAATTTCTCCTGCTAATAAGTTATACTTAGCTGAATACACTTATGATGTATTGGATGAATACTTGTTAGATTTATCATATAATGCAGACCGTTGGGGTGGAGATTACAATTTTGTAGCCCTTACAGGTAAGATGGGTATCAGAGAGTTTAATAAGGCTGTCCTTAAGAAACAAAGTGATATGGGAATTACTGTTACAAATTCAGGTACTTTTATTACCGGTTCAGGTAGTAACTTGACTTTAACAGGACATTTCAAAAAAGTAGAATTCCTTAATGGTATTTCTCTTACAGTAAAAGAATTTTCTCCTTATGATGATAAGGTGAGAAATAGAACTTTACATCCAGTATCTAAGAAACCTCTTGAGTCATACAGAATGACTATTTTGAATTTCGGTACTGTTAAAGGTAAAGCTAATATTAGAAAGGTAGCGAAGAAAAACTCTGAAAACGCCATGTGGTATGTTGCAGGTTCTACTACTCCTTTCGGTGAAGTTGCAAACTCATTGAACGTTTTACGTTCTAATGGTGTTGATGGATATGAAGTACATATGCTTGCAGAAGTTGGTATTCAAATCCAAGATCCTACTTCTTGTGGTGAAATCATCATGAGATTAAACTAATGTCCAAGGGGACACGTTTCCCTTGTCTTTTGGTTGTTGTTGTGGAGGTCCTTAATTGGGCCTTCACTTAACCAAAGGAAAAATTTAATTACAACCAAAAAACAATTAAAAATGGAACAAACATTTAACACACCTATTCAATCTCTAAAAGATGTTGATAGGACTAAACCAGTACAGTTCAAGCAGATTTTTTCTGATGCTTTGATCAAGATGAAAAAGTATAATGAGGCTTACACTATGATAGGCCCCGGATTATCTAAATCTGGACTCCCAGCTACAGGATTAACTGAAGATAGACAGTATAGGGATGCTAAAGGTAAAATACAAAACATAATAGGTACTCGTAAGGAGATGGAAAGAGAACTAGATATGACCGAAGGTTCATTAAAACCTAAGTCTGTTTTCTGGTTAACTTTCAATGTTAGAGTAGACTCTGATACACGTACCTTAGATTTACAAGATCCACAGGACTTGTTAATATATTTATTCTTGTATGCTCAATCAATAGTGGCAAACAGCCTTAAAGAGATAGAGACTAACTCCAAAGCTGAATATGTATTGTTCTCAGAAGAACAAGAAGCAGCAATTAAAGTTAAAGCAAGACGTTCATTGAAAGAAGCTTATAAAGTATCTATGGAATTAGATCTAGAAACTAAAATTAATATTCTATCTATTAAAGGATATAATGCAGATGCTACATCACCTGCTTCTATCGATAATAAGTTAGATGAGATTGCAGAAGAGGATCCAGCAGCATTCCTAGAATTAGTTGAGGATAGTAACTTAGTCTATAAATCTTTAATCACAAAGGTTCTGGATAAAGGAATCCTAACCATTAAAGATGGAGCTATACATCACGGAGAGGTGATCATAGGTATTGATGTTGAAGAGGCAGCAAAGTCTGTAGCTAATAACAAAAAGCTTGAAAAAATATTGAAAGCTAAACTTTCAGGTGATTTGGATTTATTAAAAGAATCCTTAGAGTCTGATTATAAATAAAAAGTATGACAGGAGCTGAGTTTATTACATATATAAAAGCCAAGCTGAACAGGTTAGATACCTCAGCTTATGAGGATATTAGACCAGAGGAGGTTTTATTATTCGCGAACGAGGCACTTAAAACTTTAGTCCTTGAATTCGATAAGGGTAGATATTCCGCCCTTATCGATGAAAAGGTTATAGGAGGTTATCTAAATACTTTAATTGTAACAGAACCAGAAGCTGATATAACGAACAATGAATTTACTTATCCTTCAACTGTTCTCAAGTATAGAGATATAGATGCCTATGTTGTTGCAGGTGATGAAGAAGCTTGGAGACCAGCTGACGACAAAAGCCGCACAAACAAAGCAGATAAGGAAGACAACCCAATGACAAAATCTTACCCTGATCGTCCTGATTATAGAATTGAGGATGGTAAGGTAAAGTTCGATGTAGATGATACCTTTAATGTAACTAAGTATGCAAGTACTTATCTTAAATTTCCAGATATAATACTATCTGAAAGTACATTAAGCTATCCTTTTATGACGGAGTTAGAAAATAAAACAGTAACTTTGTTGCTAGAAAACTTAGACAGTAGGAGATTAGAAACCCAACCGACTGTATCTAAAATGTGATTTATTAATAATTAAAATTTAAAAACATGAGAAATTATGTATCAAAAGTATTAGTTGGTAGCGGATTAGCTAACGCTAATACAACAGATGACGTCCAACCCGAAGATTTAACGGAAGGGCAAATTATCGTTCTAGATGCAGATACAGGCGATGGCCTTGTAGCTGGTTCAAAGAACATTCAGTTTGCATTAGGTACAGCTGTATTAGGAGAACCTGTTCTCTCTGCTGTTATTGCAAAATCTGGAATCGAATCTTATAACACTAACGCTTATCAAGCGGCTCAAAAGAAAAAGCAAACTTTGACAGTAAGTGCTGTTCCTACTGCTGGTGAGACTGTAGTGTTTAAAGCTATTTACCATGATAACCATAGTATTATTCCTAATCAAATTAAGCAAACTGCAGTATCTGTTACTTGTGCTTTATCTGGGGAAACTACTACTACATTTGCCGCAAAGATTGCTGCAGCCTTTAATCTTCAAGAATTTAAGTTTGTAGCCGTAACAAGCGCAGCAGCTGTTGTAACTTTCGAAGGAATTGTCCTTACATCTGAAAGTTCTTATAATAGCATCGACAGACCTGAATCAGTTAATTTTGAAGTTAATGCACCAACAGGTGAAAAGTCAGGTACATATGCTGTAGCAACTACAGTAGCGTTACGTCTTGGTCAAGGATCTCCTGCTAAGATTGCATGGATGGAAGAACAAGCTCAAGGGCGAAGAGGTTTTTCTGACCGAAGAATGTGGAATGATACTAAGAAATTCCAATCAAGTGCAGATGCCGGATCTACTTATGATGTAGGTGTTATCAGTGCTCAGGACTTAGTTGCAGGTGAAATGCAAGGAGTAAGAAGTAATCCAATTGGAGTTATTATTGCTGCTAAAGTTGGAACTATTGCTGCTATCAATACTAATTTAGCTACTGCTGGAATTAGCCCTGTGGTTATTCCTCCTTCTAGTTAAGAAGGACAATAATATAATAATTAAAGAAGCCTGGCTATATGTCAGGCTTTTTTTATACCTTTACAGTTATGAAAGCAAAAGAATTTATTTATAACCTACGTACTAACTTTACGTCTGTAAAAAGCCAAATTACAGAGGCTACAGACCAGCATGTGTTATTTATGTTAGATGAAGCTAGAGCAATTCTTGCTGCACAAAAAATGGATAATCGCATTAATGTAGAGTTGATGTCCCAACATATTGATGTTAAACCGGTAATAGCCGACTCACGCATATACGGGGATGTGGGGGAAACTGAGGTGATGGTAGTGTCCATACCTCCTGTAATTAATTATAATAATGGGGCCGGTATCTTTACCGTAGGAACTCAAGATGGAGTAGAGAGTTTCACCAGGATATCTTTCTCACAGATAAGAACAGCACTTAGTAGAAAATATACATCACTATCACCAAAATGGTTTTACTTAGAGGGTAAAATATATATCATCAATATACCTATTGAGAGTTCTTCTAAGGTTAGGGTGAGGGGTATATTTGATAATCCAGTTGAAATTATTAAATTAAAAGGGGAATATAAAGTATTGGATCCTTTTAATTGGGATTACCCTTTATCTGTAAAAGATGCTAAGACAGTATATCAAATAGCAATGTCTGGTGATCTTGGATGGGGTGATAACGCTGTTGGTGCAGTTAATAAAGCAAAAGAAGAAGCTGATGAAAAAGCAGCTAGGAAACGTAAAAAATAATGCCAAAGTATGACAGAAATCAGTATCTACTGAAGGATGTTTACAAGCACTATAAAAGCAGAGTAGATGATCCAGTAGATTATAAAACGCATAAACTAATACTAGATACCTGGGGAGATGTAGTTGTAAGGTATTTAATGGAAGGCCGAGACGTACAACTCCAAGAAAGATTGGCCAAAATAGGCATTCGAAAGAATGAGTGTAAAGCAGTAGTAGATTACCCGGAGTCTAAAAGACAGCAGAAGAGAGTTCTAAGGTCTAATAGTCATTCGGGCTTTTATGCAGCTAGACTATACTGGAACTCACATGGGACTAGATTCAACTCAAAAGGTTGGGTATTCCAGGCTTCCAGGAACTTAAAAGCTGAACTGTTCAAAGTGATGTCAAAAATAGGTGGGCATAGAACCTTTTTAAAAGTGTCCGGAAAACATAACACTGGTGCTAAAAACGCTATTAGAACTAAACTATTAAAAATATGAACTACGATAATATAGAAGTTGTACTTGACATGGTAATACGTACATTCAAATTACGAGAATGGCAATATGACATAGAGGATTGGGTAGAAGATGTAGCAGAGGCTTTACGATTTATTGGAGCATCATCTGTTTATGAGGAAGCTATTTTAGATGTTGAAGTAAATAACTTCGCAGCTAAGATTCCTATTGACTGTATTGCTATAAAATATGTAGATGAACCTAGTAAACCTTGGAAGAAATCAGGAAGTTTTATTCAAGTAGATGATGTAGACGGTACAATGGTTCAGATAGTTTACACTAAAATGCCGGTAGATGTTAGAGGATATCCACTAGTTCCGGATAATGAAGTTGTTAGAAAAGCTATAATGTGGTATATAGTGTGTAACTTAGTTCTACAGGGGGAAATAAAAACTATCAATTATCAATTAGCAGATAAAAAGTGGAACTGGTATTGTGGGTCCGCTAGAGCTGATTTAAATTCACCTTCCCTTAATAGTTGGGCCGGCACTGCTAGAGATTTCAGAAGACTTAATCCAAGCAAGGATCAACATAGTTTGAATTATACAGGCGTAGGTAAACGCAACTCCATCAACAGAGATGGTAAAAGACAAGATATAAGATGAAATTAGATTTTTCAAAAGGTATATATACGCATGCTAGACCTATAAATACCCCACCTGGGTATTACTCTGATGCAGAAAATATTAGAACTAGTGGAGCAAGTAGACGATCTGAAGAGGGTACAAGCCTTACATCAGTTCCTTCGAACATAAAAATTTGGGGAACATGTGTTATTGGGGACGAAACCATTATACTTGGAGAAGCTTCTGGTAAAAGTGTGATAGGATCCCTAACCAGGGAAGGTACTTGGTCTGCGTTAGTTCACAGATTAGGCACTAATGTTTTACAAATTAATGGACCTACCCAGGTAGAGGGGAGAAAGAACTGGGCAGGAGAAAGGGTAATCTATTTTGCTAACTCTACAGGTGCCCGTAGAATCAATCTTGATGTAGAGATGCCTGCAGGAGATACGGACTTTGATAAGATAACCTCTCTATTTTTAGAGTATGATTTACCTAAAGTAACCTATGTAGGTGAAAGAACTACAGGACAACTAACCACAGGAGTTTATCAATTAGCCGCTAGATTGCTTACCGACTCAGGTGCAGCTACTTCTTTTGGTATAAATACTAATCCAATACCTGTAGTACAAAGTAGTTTACAATCAGCTAGACAAGACGTAGTAGGTAATCCTCCTCAAACACAAACCTCAAAATCAGTTGAAGTACAAATATCTAATATCGATACATCCTTTAAGTATGTTCAGTTAGGTATACTTACATATGTTGGGGATTCTAATACCCCTGTTTTTACAGTTACTAATAGAATAACAACCAATGGAGCATCCTCTCTTAACTATACTTATAGAGGTGCCCCAGATGATTCAGAAAATATAACTACCGGAGATTTTGTAGCTTCAGGTATCCAATACTCTACAGGTGAGTTTGTAGCTCAAAAAGACGGAACCTTACTTTTAGGATCCCCGGCTGAACAAGAACTACCTGATATAGATTGGAATAGGGTAGCCCAAGGTATTACAGCTAAATATACTATAAAAGAAATACCATATGCTGAAAATATATCTTGTACTGCTGAGAATTTTGATGATATAGAAAATTATAGTTTAATAGAAACCTCATCCAGTTCTATGGATCAAGGTTATAAAAACCCCGTTACTTGTGAATTATACAAAGGTTATCGAAGGGATGAAGTATATAGTTTTACTTTTACTCCTGTATTTACTTCTGGCGTTCATGGGCCTACCGTCCATATTCCTGCCCCTCACTCATCCAACACATCAGCTACCGGAGGAAACTTAGGAACATACATCTCAGAAGAGAAGTATCCGGATGATAGATACGCTGGATTACAAGGATTAGGTTTGAGACTACATAAGTTTCCAACAGCTGTAGAGGAACCTATAATATCCGGAAATGTTACTACTAGTAATTGTAAACTAAGAGTTCTTGGGGTTAAATTTGAAGATATAGCACTACATGCATCCGAGACTCAATATGCTACTCAGATAGCTGGATTCATTATAGGTAGAGTAAATAGAAAAGGAAATGAAACACAGTTAGCTCAAGGTATAGTTAGACCTCATACAAACGTTAAGTTTCTGAAGGATAACACGCATGCAAGATGTTCAATGCTTGGAGATGGTTATGTTACATGGCATACATCAATAAGGGACAGTACAGCTTATTATACCAATGAACCTTCAGGTACCCCTGATATGTCCGACTTTAATTTTATTGGTCCAGACCTTATCCATAACTTATATGAACCTGGAGATGCAAGTCATATACATCAACACTCTATATACTCTGCAGATCCATATATAGCTAATGTTCACAATACTATTTTAGTAGATGCTAAGTATGATCAGAACAACTTTGGTATGCCGAGAGTATTCTTCAAGAATGTTGAGGGTGCTAATACACAATACATTAACCAAACTAAAACAGAACTTGATGGATTGAAAGTTGAAGTAACTCCTTTTGGTGTTCCTTTAGCTGATTTTGAACAAGGAGGTCAGAGAGAAACAACTATCCTTAAAGGATCTAAATCTCTTAAGATGGCCAGCTCAGATGGATTCGTTTGGATGGGTACTGTTAATGATGTCAATATACAATACCACAGAGATCATCAGCATTATTATAATTCATATTGCTATGCTGCTAGGGATGATAGTGGGGATACAAAAATATATATGAAACCTAGTTTACCTTTATCTTCTAAGGTTGATTTTGTGTTACATACTTTATCTAGACAAGACACCAAACAATATGGAGCGTTAGATCAAATGGTATCTATGTTTACACATTACCAGGAATGGCAAGGGTTCACTGGAGATGTAGAATTTTATAATGGGGATACCTTTATTTCTAAATATGGATTAACTATTAATGATGAATCTAATCATTCTTGGCCACCTGATGGAGGTAATGTTTCTTTTGTAGAAAACGTATATCCTTCTTCTGCTAGTGGTGTTGTTAATATGTTTATAGAATCTAGTAATAACTATGATTATAGACATTATATTCAACCTACATCTTTCAATGAAGATAACATTGATTCAGTTAGTGGATCAGTTCCATTTTTCCCAGCTTATAAACAATTAGCTAGTACGTCTAGTCCTCTAGGTATACTAAGTATGAAGGCTCCGGGGTGGACTAGACCAGGTTATGCAAGGCAATATAACAATCAATATTCAGCACAACCTACAATTAAACCCTATGCTATAACTCCACCGGAGGATGTTGAACGTAAACAATCATTAGTTAACAGAATAGCTTATTCAGTTGGATCTGTACAGGGAGAAAAGAATGATGGGTATCAGATCTTCTTACCTAATAACTATTATGATTTACCATTACAATACGGAGAACTGACTGATCTATATGTTAATCAAGAGTTGTTTGCCTCTACTGCACAGGTACAATGGAGGTTATTCTATAATACATTAGCTACCCAAACAACCTCAGCAGGAGAGATAGTTCTTGGTACAGGTGGTGCATTTAATAGACCGGCGGAGCCTTTAGCTACAGTTGATGGAGGATATGGTGGAACGTCTCACTGGACTCACGCTATTAATACAGTATTCGGTAGGGTTATTTTAGATAAAAGGCAAGGTAAGTTGTTTATGCTGCGGGAAGGTTTGGAACATATCTCTTCTGATTTAGATGATATGGCTCGAGTAGATATACAAAGTTTAGATGATTCTGTGATTAAAATAGGATCAGAACCTTTGAGAGAGCGAGCTTACATTAGATTAGGGGATGATATGTATACTTATAAGTTACCAGATAAAACCTTTATAAGTAGACATACATATAAACCTAGATGGTTTTTCACCCACGGACCTCTAATGTATTCAAATGTTCAGTCTGCTTTAGAAGGTATAGTAGGAACTCACTTACATAGTAATGGACCTACAGGTATGTTCTATGGAAACTTACACCCTTCTAGCATAACATTAGTGGCTAATCAGAAAAATGATATTTCTAAAATATTCAGTAATATAGAACTAATTACAAGAAAGACTACTGAGGCTGGAACCAACTTACCTTTTGATACATTTGATCAGTTGGAAGTTTGGAATGATGAAAGATATTCAGGTAAAATAAAGCTTACAACTAAAACATCAGCTTTCCAACAGGCTGGTATTCTGGAAGAACTATCAAATAAGGTATCTGATTCTTTTAGAATTGATATGCCTAGAGATATTGTTATTGATCCAAATATTAGTATCTTTGACGTTAGTAACCATAAACAAAGATACAGTGATGTAACACCAGCTCTATGGTTGCCTAAGATGAGAGGTAACTTTATAGAATTAAAATTAACAACAAATAACACAGATGGCCCATTATACTTACATAGTGCTAAGTTAGGGGTCAAAGAAAATATAAGATAATGGGTAAATTTGCAGATTTCACAGACAAGACTAAAGGATTCATAGAAGGTCAAGAAGGAGGTATTGGTGGTATAGCTGATAATGTTATGGGTGTGGTTGGTCAAGCTACTAAAATGATTGATGATGTTAAAACACCTCTAGGAGAAAGAATGGATCGTAGAGGTAATATTACGCATGAAGTAGACGCAGCTGGTAATGTTATGGGTGGAGCTGCAGCTGGAGCGAAGGCTGGAGGAATGTTTGGACCTTGGGGTCAACTTATAGGAGGTGTTGCAGGAGGTATTGGCGGAGGTATTGCAAGTATACTAGATCAAAATGCGCAACCAGATATGTTAGATCAGGACTCAAGATATCAGCAGTTCATGTTAGAGAACCAGGTATCTACTATTCGCCCTGAAGCTGCATTTGCTCAACAACAACAAATGGCTGAAAATGGATTAGATGTGAAAGGAAACACTAAACAAATAGAAGTAGAAAGAGATGAAATCGTATTACGTAAAGTTGGTAAAACATTTAGAAAAGTTGCAGACTTTAAAGGAGGTAAACCTCACGAAATGGGAGGCGAGCAATTTGTTGCAGAAGAAGGGGACATTATATTTCCTGGGAAGGATAGGAGACGGATCACTAATCTCGTTAACAATAAAAGATGGTCAGCTATTGAATCAGCTAGACAGCAGCTCCCTACAGATGTTCCTACTGGACGGGCTGAATTAGGTTTCGATAATACCGATCCTATCAAAAAGAAATACGGTCAAAAGGATGTAGATGATATTAATGCACAAGGAGGGTTAAGTGGTAACATGCTGGCACAAGATGGTGGTTCAGATGTTATGAATAGACTACTTAAAAAGAAATATGAGTATGATCCAAATAATGCATACTTAGGTAAGTACGGGGATTCCTATGCGGATGCAGAAGGGTTTGCTACTAAAGGCGGAGGTATGTATAAAACACAGGATGGATATATTACACCATCAGGTAATCGTACATATAATGCAGCAGACACAAAGAACTATCTCAAAAAGATAGCAGAACTGCCTGAAAATAAAGATAGAACAATTATGTATAAAGATTCAAAAGGATCCGAACCTTTTAGACAATACTCTAAACAGTATGCAGAAGGAACCAAAGGGATTAAAACAGGGTCAGCAGGCCCAGCTAAAGATGGGATTGAAGATAAAATTTATAGTAGATTAAGAAAGGAAGGATTCAGCGAGCAATCTGCTCTTGGAGTTATAGCTAATTTAGCTTGGGAGACAGATAACTTTACAGCTTGGGAGGAGTATAAAGAGAATATATATGGTACAAAAGGAGGCGGTATTGCTATGTGGACTAATAACCCATGGACTAATCGAAGAGACATGTATGATTCTTGGATGAAAGAGAATAATAAAGATGTTTTAAACGTCGACCATCAGCTAGATTACCTCTTGCATGAAATATATAATGTAAAGGAAAACATGGCTACTGGAAAGAGGTTCAAAATAGATAAGTTAAAAAAGATGGACTCTATTGCAGGAGCTGCTGATTATTTTATGAAAGGTTTTGAAGGACCTACGGACCAAAGTAAAGAGCATTTACAGAAAAGGTTAAATCTTATAGCAAACTTTACACCGGAAAAGTTAACAGAGGCTAAATCAGAGTTAGCCCAAATTAAAAAAGATAAACCTCTGGTAACTAAACAGGATGTAAAAGGATTTGTCAAGCAAGCCAAAGATGTAGTAAAAGGTATTTTTGAAGCTGGAGGTAATTCCAATAAAGAAAGAATCAAAGCAATGCAAAAAGCTGGGTACTCTGAAGAGGAGATTCAACAAGCTGAAGGTCCAGAATCTAAAAGCATACTAGCAGAGATTAATGAAGCTGGAGGTAATTCAAATAAAGCTAGAATCAAAGGAATGCAAAAGGTAGCCTCAACACCTTATGACGAAGATGGACTCAACCAAGATTTATTAGGTAGAATGAGAAGAAGTCAGAAGGACGGACTAGCTGCAGATAAAGCTAGAACGTCTGAGAATAGACGTATATTAAGTGACACTATTAAAAAGTATATAGTTAATGACGGTACTAAATTAAAGATTCTGAAGGATATACTGGCAGGGGGCCCTATGGGTATAAATGCTGCAAGTGTTCCTACAAATATTATTGCGGATATTTATGAAGGAGAGATGAGGAAGGGTAATATAGATAAATCCTTTGATGAAGCTTTTCCAGATGCGGAAGAAACACCAGCTCCAACTAATCCACAAAATAGTTGGGAAATCCCTTCAGGTATGAGTACCGGAGATGCTGCGGATGCATTAGGAATAAACTCTATTCCAGAGCGTACGGCTCATGAAGAACAGTCAGTTATTCCTCACATTAAAAAAGCAGGAACTATTGCAGGATATGAACCAACTACAGGTTCGGGTGCTGAATTGCCAGCAGGCGCTACAACCTCTACTGGAGAACAGGCAGTAGTTAATGCACAAATAGGAAAGACAACTGAGTCAATTAAATCTGGAGCTAGTATGTTAGGGGGAGCATTCGAAAGCCTTGCAGCATATGCACCAGCTATTTACAATTTAGCTAAAGGATCAGAAAAAGCAGAGAAGGTTAATAGAAATTATGTTAATCCTATGATGAGATCCTTTCAAGATAGAGGTCAAGCAGATAGAAACGAAATAGATAAAGCATTTAGACAATCAATGGCCAGTGCTAGAAACCTATCTGGAGGTTCTCAGGGAAATTATAGAAGTAACTTAGAACAAGCATGGGCTAATAAGATAGATAGAAACGCACAGGTTAATACAAGAGAAGCTTCTAGAGCTGATCAAGTTGCTGCAGGTAACGTAGCTGCTATCAATCAAGCAGATCAGATCAATACACAGATGGAGAACAAAGCAGATATTATGGATATGCAATCTCAATCTGCTACTGATTCTTTCATGGCTCAAGGAATGCAAGATATAGCTAACATCGGAGCGGTTAGACGTAAAGATTCTCAGATGGAAGCTAACCAAAACATGATATTAAAGTACATTAAATCTAACCGTCCGTTTGATACTGACGATTTAGGATAAAACAATATAAGATATGGCATCATTATTTGACAAACCAGTAGCAGCTAACCCGCAAAGTACCTTTGCTGCATTACCATTACAGTATATATCTCAATCTTTAGATAGGAGACAAGCTCAGTATGAACAAAACAAAGCTCAAGTGGAAGCTCAGAGAGACGAGTTCCTTAGTACTAGAGCTGTGGCTGGTGATGTAGAAAGACAACAGGCCCTTATATCCGAGTGGGATACTAAGCTAGATGATATGATAGAAGCTGCTGATGGAGATTACTCTAGAATCAGAGGAGGTATAGATAGAATGACTAGGGATATTAAGCAAGAAAAAGCTTATGGTGAACTAGGAGCTATCGATAGGAACTTCAAAGGTGCTGTTAAAGACAGAGAAAACTTAGATAAGTTGTATCAAGCAGGTAAGATTAGTGAGGCTGGATACAATAAAGGGCTCAGTGCAATGCAAAACTTTAAAACTACATTGGGGGATAACCAACAATGGAGTACGTATAGAGGGTATATGCCAAGTAATATTACAGATGTTCAAAAGAAATTAAGCGATGTAGTAGATGAAATCAATGCTAAGTATGATGAATCAGGACAAAAGTATTTAAGTTCTGAGGATGCACAGACAGCACTCACAGGAGCAGTCAAATCTGACCCAGGTATTCTTAAAGCAATGCAAGAGAACTGGGAAGCTTTAGGATCTCAAGGAACATTCGGTGAATATTATAATAGTACATTAGGTAATGTTATAGCTAATAAGAAGTATCATCAAGTTCTTACTAAAAAAGAAGGTGGTGGAGAAGGATCAGGTGTAGGTCAGATACTTACAAATGTAACTATGCCTAGTAGAGGAGGTAGTTCTTATACCGGAGGTAGTGCAAGTAGCCTTAAAGCAATAGTCCAAAGTGTTTCAGGAAGAGATACTTTCAAAGAATTCAATGATTGGAGAGGATCTGAGCAAGGTAAATTAGATATTAAATGGATAGAAGCTAAAACAAAAACTGATATGCCTAAGAATCCTTCTGATGCTATTGATTGGATAGAGGATCATTTAGAAAAAACATACACAGCTAGCGTAGAAACAGAGGTAGTACCTAAACATTTACGAGGTAAAGTCATTAGTGACAAAGGTGAGATACTTACTCACGGTGCCTGGTACAATTCAGCAGGTGAACTTATTGATGCAGTCGACATTGAGGACCTACAAGGAGAAACTGAGGACGGTAAAGTAACTCAAGTTCTAGGTGTAGTTAAATCAGGTGGGGCATATCCTAAAGGAACCTATCATATATTAGGTAAAGATGGTGAGGAGTACTTCCAAGAACCTACAGATGTTAGAACACTTAGTAGTCCTGAATATGTTAAGAGTGTAATCAACACTGCTAAGCATGCACCAACCGGATCATCCACTGCAAATTTAAGTAGGGGTTTGATAGGTAATGATGGAAGTATGATTATTCAACCTGGAAATTATGAAACAAGAGCGTCAAGTCAAGGAAAAGGCGTAGCTTTGTATCAAAATGGAGAATTGATGTATGTACTTCATGCAACTCCTGATGCGACTGGTAATGATATTACCGATTATACTCAACAATAAAAGATATTACTATGGCCATAGATCAAGATGCTACTAAAGATTTAAAGATGATTAACCCGGAACCGTCTCCAAGTGATTCGGCTTTTGAGGCCATGTTTGATTCAGCAAAGAGAACAGGAAGTTCTAGACCTGTTCCTACAAGTGCAGCCGCACAACAGAAAGCTATTAAAGGAATGCAAGCAGATATCTTCTTTGATCAATCAGTTCAAGAGGGTAGTAGAGATCAGAAGCTAGATAAGTATGCTTCTTCTTTCGAAGATAAGAATGCAACCCGAGCTAGAAACCAAAATGAAGCTATCAAAGGTATCAAAGCTATTGGTGGAGGTTTAATTCAGGGTGGGCTTATCGTAGGTGAGCAGTTAGGTTATGTAGCAGATCTAAAGAATACTGCCAAGATGTTCAGTGATGCTGAAGATATGTCAGGTAACTGGTGGTCTAACATGTTTAGAGATGCTCAAGATAGTTTGAGAGAATCTGATACGTTTAAAATTTACGAGAGTGGTACTGACGAGAACAGTATCCTATCTCAGATATTCAAGTGGAGTTCATTAGAGGGAGCTATCTCGTCCGCCGTAGGATTCGGTGTATCAGGATTAGGGGCAGCTTCCGTTGTTTCTAAGCTAGGTGCTTTAAAACAATTTGGTAAATTAGCGGCTATGACTGATAAGGTCATGGGTAATGTTGCAGCTCGAGGTTTAACTGGGGTCAAAGCAGCTAAGGCTATGCAAGGTGCTGTAGGATCAACAAGAGCGTTTACAGGTCCTCTAGCATCTTCAGCTATGTCTAACTTCTATATGGGTCAGTTAATGGCTACAGATACATACACTCAATCAATGGATGCCATTAGAGGTAAGATTGATTCAGGTGAGATATCTGAATTAGATGCTCAGAAGATAGCAAATGAAAATGCAAAGAATGTAGTTGGATTGAACATGGCTTTGGCCACTACTTCTTTCCTACGATTTGGTAGTATATTTAAAAGAGGTGGTAGACTAAAAGGATTGGTAAAGGATCCTACTGCAATGGCGCAGTTAAAAGATATGGTTATCAAAGGTTCTCCTACAGCATTCGGAGAAAACGTTTACCAGGAGATGATTCAAATGGAACAGATCTACAAGACTTCATTAGAAGCCGGCGTAGCATCTAAGTATGGTTCTGGTTATTGGGATAGAATGACTCAACTAGCTTTATCTAATCGAGCAATGCATGCAGGTGCTCTAGGTGTAGTAGGTGGGCCTATCCAATTTGCTATTATCCAAAAGCCTTTGATGAGAGAACAGCACAAACAACAAAAAGAAACGTTTGACAATCAACAAGCCTCCCGGAAGTATCACGCTACTATGGTAGAGAATTTAGTTAAAGGTGATATGACTGCTTTCATGGAGTTCGACAAAGCTAGAAACGAAGCCATCATTGCTGGTGACTTTGAAGCAGCTGCTCTTGCAGAAGATATGGGATTGATTCGTGAAGTAGTTAAGTCAAATGAATGGGGAACAATAGATTACCTAAGACGAGATATAGAAAATGAATTAAAGCACAAAGAAACTCCAGAGGGATACGATGCTAACTATAAAGAAAATGGACAGAGAGCATTAGAGATGTTGGACAAGGTTGAAAGTTATAACTATGCATATAGTCAGTTTGAAACTAAGTCAGATTTAATCTATACAAATTTAGCGATAGATGCATTGAACTCGAAGAGAGTAGAGAACAATCAGAAACTTGTAGCCTCTGCGCAACAGGTTCAAGCCATGGCTGTACTAGAAGGTGTTGAAGTTAACTTCGATACTGACACAGGTAGGTTTACAAAAGTAAAGAGAGATAAGAATAGATTCGAAGGGTTATCAACTAAAGAAGCAGTAGCTCAAAGAAACCTCGAGAAGACTCAGGACAAAGCTTATGACAAGTTCATGGAGAAGGCTGAGGATATAACCGGATACAAAGATGCAATCAAATCTGATGTTAAGTATACAAACTTAGGTCAGAAGTTATTAGATAAGTATTCTTATTTAAAAAGTGATAAGGCTCAAGAGAAGGCCCTCAAGATGAAGAAGGATCAGTATGATAATGCTAAAGAGAATATCAAAAAAGCTGACGCTGAAGATAAAGCTGCAGCTACTGAAAAGAAAAACTCAGGCTTAACTCCTTTCTCAGTTGTTAAAGCAAGAGCTAATAAAGAAACTGCTGAAGAGAAGGCGGTTAGAACTAAAGCTTGGGATGCTGAGGTGCAAGGTGTTAACACTCCTAGAGAGGGAAACACATTTACATCTAGAGATCAACAAGGTGTATCTAGACTTTATAGTAAGGGGGATATGTTGAGATCTAATGATGGTAGATATTTTAAAGTAGATACTCAAGCCGGCGCTGCTAAGAATGCTAACCTAGCATCTTATGCTATGCCATTGGTATATGAAGTTACAGCTGAAGGTAAGAAACCTGGAGGTAAAGAGGATAGATGGATTAGATTTATTCCAGAAGATAATACATTCTTCAGACCAGAGGTTAAACAAGCTCATTATAATAGCAAAACTAAATCTTGGTATCATAAAGGTAACACACCTTTTGCCCCTTACGTAGATGTTGACTCAGCTTTTAAACCAAACAATGAGTTAGCTCAGGAAGCTAGAAGACAAAAAGCTGCAGATGGTATTGCTTTAAGTGTAAATAATTTTGAGTTAGAAGCTAACCAACCAGGTGAGGGTCAACAAATTGTTGAAACAGAAATGGCTGCGGAGTATGACTTGAAGTCTTTGAACAATCCGTTGTTCCCAGGTGAATCCTATGAAGTTACTTTTAAATTAAATAAGCAACCTAATGGACAAACATTTGTTGATGTTTATAGAGGAGATAGTAAACTTACAAGATTAGATAGACACTCTAACTTAAATCATCAAGTGATAGCACAAGCTTTACTTAAAGGTGAAGTTGCGGGATCTGTTATAGGTCACTACAGTAGTTCTAACAATCTGGTTAAACTTAGAAATGAAGATGGTACTTTTGTACAAAGTAGTATAGCTGAACTATCTAAAATGGATTCTAAGTATCTAGTTAACGGTAAGGTTCACTTTGCTATCAACCCAGGAGAGTATGCTCAGAAAGAACCTGTAACGATGGCAGAAGATGGTACTATCATTACAGATAACAGAATAGAGCATACAGATGCAGATGGCGTTAAACATTCATTGAGCATTCCATATAGTTCTATGAAAAGTCCTGGAGATACTTACATGTTAATCATAGGGCCAGGTGGTCATATTATTCCTATAGCAACTAGAGGTAAGAAGCTAGCTGAGCTTGATAGTATGTCAGGAGAAGGAACTAGAGCTGATGATATAGTTAAAGAGGTTGCCCAGGTAACAGAAGAATTCATCACAGAGGATATGTTAGAAGGTATGTCTGAATCTGAGTTCGATACAAACCTCAGAGCTACAATAGCTGTATCAAATAAATCTAGTCATGAACAAGCTCAAGAATTTAGAAATCAAAAGATAGCTAAGCTTGATGAGCATTGGAGAGATTTCTCTAAGAAGATGGAGGAAACCATTTATCAAACAATTAAAAAGGACGGACGTAAGTGGAACTCTATAGGAACTACTCAGTCTGGTGAAAACATTTATCAAGCTACAGAATCCGGAACTAGAATTGTTAATCCTAACATGTTTAAGATTGGATTGTATGTAGATGAAAATGGAAAGTTCACTCCACAAATTCAAGAAGGAACTGGAACTACTAAAGTAAACTATACAAACCTATCTGAATCTGCTACTGAATTTACATTAGCATTAGGAGATCGATTTGATAAAATAAGTTATGACAGATTCCTAGATTCGGGAGATGCTGCTACAAACAAAACTAATGCGGAGTATATATTAAATGAATCCGGATTATCTACTGATTTAAATATCAGAAGACCTTTTGCTGGATCCTCAGCCACTATTAAAGTAGATGGTATGGATATAGCTGTTGAAGGAGCTGCAGTAGCAGACAAACATTTCACTAAGCATGACAGAGGTTCTATCGAAGCTATAACTAAACCTGCAGACGAAGCATTTAAGAAATCAACTATCGAAGAACTAGATACATTTACTTCTTTCGAATCTACAGATGCTGACAGTATTGGTCAGTTGATGGGTGAAGAAGCTGGAGATGCTATATCTCATGTACTAGCATTCCTTGGAGATCTTGGGTTAGCTAACATGCCTAAAGTCAATAAAGAATTTAAAGACTTTATCAATAAAGAAGTTGAGGTAACTGAATATCAAGACAGTTTAAAATATGCTGAGGCCGCTGGTTTCAAAGGGGAGAATGCAGTAATGGCCGCTAAGGTTCATTCATTTCTTACAAACTTAACTGTAGATATTAAAAATAACAAACAAGCTTTATTCACAAAGGCTAATCAAAGCATGAGTGAAAAAGAAATTCAATTAGAGAACCATACTTTCAAAAGAGGAGCTCAAGTTTATTCTAAGAAACACGGGAAAGGTACTATTACCAAAACTGTGAAGAATGGTTATTACTTCATGAAGAACTACAAAGGTGATACTAAGAAAGTTTGGGCCGCTGATGTTGTTACTTTAGATAGTAAGTACACTGAATTATTTAAAGCTCAAAGAAAACTTGCTAAGATGGATCCAGCAGATACTGGATATAAAACCACTAAAGCAACTGTAACTAGATTGGAAGCTAAGTATCTTAAACACTCAGCTGTTCCTTCTAATGAAACTGTTAATGATGGACCTAAAGTTACAGCTACTCCTGCAGTTAGTACTAAAAAGTGGACTACTGGAAGCACCAGTTTAACTATTACAGATGCTCATGATAGAGTTGCTACAGTTATGGCTACCTATGGTGGAATATCTGCAAAAGGTAATGAACTAGCTGCTCAAAAGAAAGCCAATGGAGAGAAGCTTGGGTTGACTAGGGATGAAGCTACAAACTTCCATAAGTTATTGGAAGATAATATAATATTCACTGAAGCTGAATTATTAGATCTAAAAAGAAAAGCTGCTGACTTAGGAGCTAAACACGGCAATGAGGTTCTAGCTAATCAATCTGAGAACTTCATAGCTCTAAATGAGATCTATAAAAATATCAAAGCTAACACTGATATGACAAAAGCTTATCCTACTTTACAAGTAGCTAAGGTAAACAAAAGAGGTGTTACAACTAAACTGAATTATGCTCCTATCTCAATGCTTAACACAGGGTTACCTGAGATGGGATCTACAAAATCTATTACATCTCCGTTTAGTGCTGGAGAACTTGGTGGATCATTCAAAGCGGTTACTACAGCTATGCAGAATGTTTTAAAAACTATGGAAGCAATGGAAGCTCTAGAAGCTACCGACGGAGTTGTAACTCCAGCTGAAGTAGCTCCTTCTGTAGAAACTAAGACAGCACCTGCTGAAGCGCCTGGTAAAAAGATAACTATAGAAACTACACCTAAAGCAGATTCAGTTGCTGATGTATTTAAATCAAAAGGATTAAGTCCTGCCTTAGCAGAACAAGTTACTCAGTTAACAGATAATCAACAGTTTGAGTTAAAACAAGCTATGGATTTATTTGAAGGTATGGAACAACCACTGCCATCTACATTAGAAGAAATTATGGAAGGACCTAAGTTCAAATCTGGGGATGCTGTTACATTAAGTAAAGCAGACTTCCACGCGGAGGTAGTAGCGGCTAAAGCTATGCTACCACAAGTTCCGTTTAAAGTTGTAGAGAATGTTGTAGCAATGGTAAATAAATATGGTACCAAAGCAATTGGGGCTTATCACCAAGGTGTTGTAACTTTAGTTGAAGGTGCTAGAAAAGGTACAGCTTATCATGAAGTATTTCATGGTGTAGCAGATCTTCAATTACGTCCATTCGAAAAGCAAGCAATTGCTGAGGAGATGGGTTATCAAAAATGGAACTTAGAGTTAGAAGAGAGGTTAGCTGATATGTTTGCCGAGTATGTGGTAAATCATCAGGATACTTCAATAGTAGGTAAGGTTAAACGGTTCTTCCAAGGTTTACTGGATTGGTTTAATGGAACTAGAACTCCTGAACTAACTAGACAGATATTTGAAAAGACCGCCACAGGTGGGTACGCTTCTTCTACTAGTCTCAATTATTTATCTAATATTGAGAATCATGTAAGAAAGTTTAGTACGATGGATGCCTTTCAAAATTCGCTATCTCAAAAAGAATCAGTAACTTTACGGAATCTTATGAACAACAAAAGAATTAAAATAGTTTGCTAACATGGCTTGTAAAATAGAAAAAGTATCTGCAGAGAATGGTAAGGATTCATTATTATATAAAAGTCTAACTGCCAAATACCCGGAATCAATAGCGTTAACCAAGTATATAGATATCATGTCTGAAGCTGAAGGTAATGCTAAGATATATGGTAAAGATAAAAACGGGGAACCTGTAGCACAAGTTGATGGACCTAAGTTTAAGTTAGCTGAATTTAATTCTTACCAAGAACAAATTGACTCAATGGAGTTGATGAGTTCTATGTTAGTTAGTGAATTTGCAAATACATTAAGTATTAAGGACCCATCTAAATTAGCGGGATTTGACTTAGCTAAACTAGACGGTGATCTAGTGGCTTTATCTGCAGCTGTTGCAAACGTTAGAAATAATTTAAAGCGGATGATGTTCAAAGCTCCTAGAGATGTGCAGGAGATTTACAAAACTATTATTCTTAATATGCCTCAGTATCTCGAACCTAGAGGCCCTCTTACTAGAAAACTAGCTGAGAGAGGTGTACTAATCAGAGTTAGAGATGAGTCAGTAACTGATCTTTTAGAACAAGGGTTAGAAGCTGAAAATGGTACAGTTGACTCTGATGTTGTTCGTGTTTCTTATGAGAGAATCTATGATATGGAAACTCTTGAAAGTTCTGCAATGAGATCTATTTCTGAAGAAGTTAAAACTTATATCAGAGGAAAAGAAAAAGTAAATGATAAAGGAGAATCAGAATTAAGTTTATTAGGAACTCCAAGGCCAATTGAAGCAGGAGAAGCTATCTCAGATATGTTTACAGTTCTTGCAGGTGTTCAAAATCCTAGTGAAATGTTGGAAAGATTAGAACAAGCTGTAGGTCTCAAACCTCATCTTATGCCTATCTATTCTGACTTAATGAATGAACAACCTAAGCAGATTAAAGTTAATAATAAAACGATAGAATATAAACCTATTACTGCTCAATTGTTTAGTACATTCGCTAAGCAAGATTATAACATGCACTCTGTTGTAGAAAAGATTGGTGGTGGTGTAATGATCACTGCAGCTAATGCATACAATACAAGAAACAATCTTAAAAATAGATGGAAACAACAAACTTCTGATATAGCTCAAACTGATCAGACTAGAAATATAAATAAATTAAATTCTTATACCAATCGAGCTGATTTAAATAGAAAGCTTAGACAAGGTAACAGTTTAGCATTAAAATCTACAGCTGCTTATATGAGAGCTGCAGGTTTTCATAATGTTACTCCAGCTATCTTAAAGGATATCGTAGATACATTCAATACAAAATCACAACCACCAGCATTTAAAAATCAAAGTGCGGGAGCTGTTCTTGTGAACATGCTTAACCTTGTAGCCAAGCCGGCCTTACAAGGAAAGGATATATTTAAAAATGTAGGTGAAACAATGGCTGAGACTAAATACTTAAATCTCTTAGCTGAACATTCTACAAAATATGAAACAGATGTAACTGCAGGAGCCTTTAAAAACTCAGCAGGTAAAACTACACACCCTTTAAATAAAGGGTCAGAAGCTCAAGATATATGGTTAAGATTGAACAGGGATACAAAGTATGCTAATCAGTTCTTAAATGATCCTATGTATGAGAACACTAAAATATTAAATACTTTATTTAGTAATCCAGAAGGATTAAATGTAACTTCATTCTCTACATTGAGTAATGAAAGTGTAACTAACTCTGGTGTAGCTTTTGGTCAGTTATCTAATTATGATGCGATCAATCTTAAACTGAATAGTTACTTCCAAGGTAAAGATTCATTCCATGCATATGGGCCAACACAAGCGGATAGAGGAAATATTAGTGCTTTAGTTTTACCTAAGATTTCTCAAGATGAAAAGATATTTGATCAGAGTGGTACAGTAATATCACCTGATATTAAAGAGTGGGTTTTCAATCAAGTCAAAGGTGAACTACAAAGAGTATTAAACACTAAAGATTCCGGCTATAAAAATCATAATAAAAACTCTCAGATGTTTAATTTATTTGAAGGTTTAAATGAGATATTTAAAGCGGAGGATGTGAACATGTCTAACATCGATCAGTTGGCCACCAGGCTAGCTGTGACAGCAGAACAACATCTTTATGCTGCAATACAAAGCGACATTGCATACATGGCTAAGAAGGGAGTTATAGAGCTCGACGTATCTGGTGGAGTTAGATCATATAAATTAACTAATGATGCAATTGTAAGTGATAACGCGCACTCAAAGGGGAAGATCACCAATAAAGCGCTTAACGAGTTCTTGGTGAATAATTTTATTTACACATACGAACAAACATTATTCTACGCAGGTGACCCTGCTTTCTTTAAAGGAAAAGTAGATATGAACAAGAGGATGGGATTAGCCTTTACTCCAGGTGAAAAAGTAACAGTAGGTGATGCTACAGGTATAGGACCAACAGCTAAAATTAAAATACTTCAGGAAGCTGAGATGAAGTCTGAGATGGCCGAAGTATATAAAGAACTGTTAGGAGAAAAAGCTGGTAAGGCTTTCTTACAAACAGAAGTAGCCGATGGTGCTGGTTTTGTTAGCTTAGATCGATATGGTGACCTTGCTTTAAGTAGAGGTAAACACTCTATAGCTATGTTAGAGTATATTGATGAGATGAGCAGATGGGATCCTAAAAAACCTATGCCATCAACAGAAGCTGTTCTAGAAGTATACAAAGGATTCTATTTTAGATTACATGCAGATGAAACAGGTGTGAGACCTTTTAACTTAAAGTATTCTACACTCCCAGTATTCCCTGCATTCTTTGAACAAACTAAAGCAGATGGATCACTCAAGTACCCAGGTATGGCTAAGATATCACAAGAACTTAGAAGTGGTAGAGCTGATGAAGTTGTAATGGGTTCTGCTGTAAAAGTTGGTGGATCTAATTTTGCAACATTAGAAACTCTAGCTGGAACAGAAGCTACAGTAATATACAATGAATCATACAGGTTCCCACAGGATTCTCCAACTAAAGATAAAACTGAAGATAACTTCGGTTCTCAGATGAGAAAACTTATAACATCTAATCAAACTCCTGCAGGTAAACTGTCCGTGTTTGGTGAGACTGTTAGTGAAGGAGCTAGTATAGGATCATACAATGATGCTATTACTAAAATAGTAGGTAATGCTGCGACCAGGTTAAATAAAAGATTCCTCAATGGGGATTCTGCACCGAAAGTTGCTGAGCCTATGACCATGGAGAAAGCTAAGGCTACTCTTGAGAAAGTTCAAAAGAACACAAAGTTTATTAAACTTGAAGATGATGGTAGTGGGTATGTGAATACTAAAACAGGAAAACGTTACCAAAGAGTTACAGAGTTTATATCTACCAAGGAGACTAAGATGAATGATGTCTTAAAATCTGCAGTTAACATCGGTAATAAATTGGATGTATTAACTAGGGATTTCTTTGATGGGAACTTAAAAAGTGCAAAGGAATATGATGTTGCAGACTCACATATAGTTAAAGGTTATGTTAACCAACTCAAGGAAGTGAAAGCATTCATGGATAAGAGAGGTGAGGTGGTGATGGCTAATGATATAGTTTTATATAATGACGAGATAGGTGTTGCTGGTACCGTGGATTTAATCACATATGATAAAGATGGTGAGGTGAGAATCTACGATATGAAGACTATGAGAGGTAATCAACTTACAGAATCTTATGCCGCAGACCCAACTGTTTCTAAATATGATACTACTGTTTATGGAGACTCGAACAGAGAGAAGCATAGAAAACAGTTAAGCATGTATAGAATATTGCTTAATAATACTCATGGGATTAAAGCTAAGGAAACGGCTATTATTCCAATTGAGGTTATGTATAAACAAGGGGAAACTAGAACTAGTAGAATGAATCTACTTGATGGTATTCCAGTAAAACCTTTATCTAAAGTAGGGGAAGCTGAATTGATTAATCTTGATCCAAATAAAGGGTATCATAAAGGAGAACTTAATACAGCTGAACTTGTTTCTAGTATCCTAGATAGTGCTGAAGCTAGTGGTTTTGTAAACTTAGATTACTTCTTAGAAGCATTAACAGTTAAAGATGGTGAACTTACTTTACCTTTAAATTATCCTACGATTAAATTTAAAACAGATAGTTTAATTAACTCTGCTTATAAAAAAGGAGCAGGTAGAATTAAATTAGCAGGACACTCTGCAGTACAGGTATCTAGTTTAGGTATGGTGGCCAATAAGGGGGAGTTCTCTACAGATAGTGATTTAAAATTTGTTAGATTTTCTAAAAAAGGAAGTAACAAAGAATTGAGTCAACTTGATTCTATGGAGGTTTCCAGGAGAATTAGAGCGGGAGAAGATGTATCAGGTGAGTTTAAAACATTACCGGCACAAGTTAGAGTTAGCCCTAAGTTCTTCAAGAACAAACTTAAAGAGATTGCTAAAGGTAGAGTTAATAAAGCGGCCATTGGTGAAGCTTTGACTGGGTATAGAAATCATCTTAAAGAATCTGGATTATCTGAAGCACAGAAACAAAATAAGGTTAAAGCATATGAAAGTTTCTTAAACAAAAAAGAAGCAAAGAAAGCTTATGATAAGTTAGCTAAAACTTTAAAAGATGATAAAGGTAATTGGGATGCATCTAAATTAGGAGAAGTAGCAGACATAGTTCTATACAGAATTCCTACACAAGCAAAGAACTCAATGTTATCGGGTACGATAATTGGTTTCCTTCCAGAAGAGTCTGGGGCGACTATCCAAGTGCCATCTGAAATAGTTGACCAAGCCGGATCGGATTTTGATATTGATAAGGTTTATATTGAAACAACTGATTTCAATGTTAGTGAAGGACAAATCAAAAGAGTTATGCCAGACTTTAACGAGTATGGTGAATTAGGAGAGAACAGTGACAGACAATTGAAAGCTTATATTCAAGAGTATCATAAAGCTGTTTTAAGTTCTACAAATCATGTAAGTGAATTAATGACGCCAAACGATACTATTGTCCTCAGTAAACTTGTAGAAGAGTTTAATATGGGTGATGATGTATTCAACGGTAACTGGGCATCATTAGCATTACAAGAAACATTTAGATCTAATAACAAAGCAGGTAAGGAAATGATTTCTATTTCATCTGTAGCATCTGTTGCACATGCGATAGCAGAACAATTAGGTGTTGAATCTGTAGGCGATATTAAGATAGCAGGTAAAACCTTAGAGTTAGGTTCTATCTTAAATTCTGATGGAACTAGAATATCTGATGAGATAGGTGAGATACAAAATGCTGCATTGGATAATGCAAGAGATCCTCTATTAGGTAAATTAAATATTGACGCATTTACAGCATCAGTTGTTATGTTGTTAGTATCTGCAGGACATGGTTTAAAATATGCAGCCACTGTAGTTAATGATCCTATCATCAGAGATTTAGCTAGTGAATATCAAAAACACACTAGACATTCATCTCCTAGGATAGCTTATGAAACTGCTGTTGCAAATGTTAAAAAGAGATATGCAATTAGAGGTAAGCTTCCTAAAGTTAAGCTTGCTGATTACTCTTTAGAGAATGCTGAGAACAATAGAGTAGATCAATCAGTAGAAGCTAGAAAAGAAGCTTTAGTTGTATTTGACGAGTTAAAGAAAATTGGGGATAAATTATCTAAGTTCCAAACATCTTTGAACTTTGATTCTAAAGGAACTCCTTCTACGTCTCACGGTTTAGTATCTAAAGCTGTAGATATTGCAAGTGTACCTGGAACTTATTTAAATACAATGACATTGAATGGTGTGGGTCCACTAGCTGAGATAGGATTAACTCAAGAAATTAAAGATGCTGATTCTTTATTTAAAGTAGATCCGGATTTATATGAAACCTCTCAGATAGGTGCCTTTGAAAAAGGTGTTATCATCGATCCATTAATAGTGAATAGAAAGATTTCAGTAGCTGCTTCTGTAGTTGGAGCCGATATAGTTAAACTTGCTAGATCATTAAACATATTTGATGAAAACGGTTTGACACATGTATTCAATGAGTTCGATACTTTCTTATTACAGAACCCTGTTGCATTCAAAGATAGTTCTACTGACATAGCTAATATGACTAGTTCTGAATTAGCTTCGTTAACAGATCCATCAAGTGCATTATCTCCTTCTAACCTTCTAAGGTCATATAGAGGTAATCTTAAAGAGGGTGAATTGGAGAATAAGTTCACTAAAGGTTTAGACATAGTTGCAGAAGGTGGTCATGAATATATCACGATCAACAATAATTTATCTGTAGGTATGACTCCTGAAGGACAACAAGAAGTTATGGTATTCTTCGAAGATTTAATGGCTTCTGATAATACTGCTGAAGCAACTCTTGCTAAGCAATTAACTAAGTATGCATTAGCTGTTAGTGGTTATTCTAAATCATTCTCAAGCTTTATGCACTTACTTCCTCCATCAGCTCATGTTGCTTACACAAATAGTGTAGAGACATTTAGAAATATGGGAGATCAATATGATAATGCTTCTGCATTTCATACTGGGAAGTTCTTAGATATGTATGTTCAAAATAATGCAGATAGATTAAAAATTCCAGTGAAGAAAGATTTAACTTCATTTGGTGAATTTGAAAAAGCTCCTACATATGTTTTCAAATATATATCTAAAGATAATAAGCAATTGCATAAATGGTCAAAAGAGAACTTAAGTTATGACAGAATAGGTCAAAGAGGTCTCAAAGGTTTAGTTAAAGAGTATCATGATGGTGAATCAATGTATCACTCTGATGGTAGTATGGCCCAATTCAACGCTGAAGGAGCTAAGCTTAAAGCTACATCTCAACAGAAAGGTAATATACAATTACTACAAGCAGAGCTGATGGTGATCAGTGAAGTTATCTCCTCTCTTATGGCAGAGGATATAACTAATGCAGACCAAGCAGCTAAAGCTGTAACTAAAGTACAAAGAAAACTTATAGAACTATCCGGTAAAGAAGATACCCAGACGTTTAGAGATTTCATTGGTAAACAAGTACCAACCATTAAAAAGTTTGTAGATAAACGAATTAATAGAGGTCAAGACATTACTTTCCAAGAAACTTGGAAAAGAAAAATGGACGGTCAAATGGTAGAAACTCTACCTTACGAACCGTTCTTTAGAAAATTAATCCAGAAAATAAAAGAATGTTAATCCATGGCTACATGTAACATAACAATAAAAGCTAAAGATGGTGAGTCATCTTTCCTTTTCAAAGAATTATTAAACGTAAGCAACAACCCTGCTAACGCAATAGATCAATATTTCTATACAAGAACTGAAGAGTTTAAAAGAGAATTTGGTGATTGGGAAGCACCTGGGTTTGATAAGTCTAAATTAGATGCCAGAGGAGAACCTTTGTTCTCAGCTATATCTGATGAAGCTTGGCATTTTGATACAGACTTTGCAAATATAAATCTAGAAGAAGGAGCAGCTATTTATAAAAAAGTTCTTGATGTAGCTCCTGTATTGATAGATACTCTTGAGACTAAGTTAAAACAACTTAAAGGTTTGAGAAAAGGAACAGCCATACTTGCAATTAAACAAGTAGAAAGCTTATTAGAAACTTTGAAGACTGAGGACTTAGCTACAGGTATTCCTAAAGTATTAGCAAGTTCTTCTAAGTACTTAGCCAGACTTAAAGAGAGAGCTTTAAATAGTGCAAAAAGCGGAACCGACATACGTAAGTTAGCGGGTATTCATAAAGATGCTCAATCTTATAGAATTGTAGGAGATTTACAAAATCAATTGTTAGGTACATTAGAAGCTTCGGAGATATTCTCTGAGGATCTCTTTGGTTCTATTTCCAGTGTAATGGGAGATATGTTAGCTATTGAAAATGTATATATGGAAGTAGCTAAGAAACATTTAGTTGAAGCATTTCATTCACAAGATTCATCTTGGAGTAAGAAGAGTATCAGAGATTGGTTAGATCATGCACCAAGGGATACTAAGAAAACTGAAATGGCCCTAGAGTACCTGGGAGATTCTCATGATAGGGTATTATCAGCTACAGCCAAAGCAGTTAAAAATGTACAGAATGATGTACGTGTTGCTAGTATAGAATTTAATAAAAGATTAGAGGTAGCTCAGATAGCTTTAGAAAAAGAATCTGGGACTAATAATGCAGAGAAGATGTATGGTGACATTATCTATAAAGGGAAGGACGGTAGTTTAAAATACCTCAACCCTAACATGGAAGCCACGGACTCTAGATTTGCTCAATTAGAGAAAGTAAGAACTAGTAAACCAGCCTTATATGATTTCTTAGTATTGTACTCAGATACAATGCAAGAGTTAACAGCAATGACCGGCGCTAAACTAGAAGGATCACTCCCTATAGTTCTTAAGGCAGGTAGAGAAAGAATACAAGGACAGAATTTAAAAGATAGATATAAACAATTAGCGGATGATAGTAAAAAATCTTTCCTTAAGTCTAACCAGGATTTAGAAAAAGGTGAGGTAACTAATGGGGTATACCAGGCTAAGGTTCCGGTATATTATACTAACAAGTATGACTCAGTTGATTACGAATCTTTTTATAAGGACAAATACAAAGAGTTGATTGAAGGTGGGTTAACTGATATAGCAGCTGATGAACAAGCTGATACATATGCAACATTTAAAGCTACTGAAAAGAATGCTGAGTTTGTTAGTAAAGATTTAGCATATAGCTTACAATCATTCCACGCAATGGGAACTAATTATGCTCAAATGGATGCTGTTATAGATACCTTAGATGCGGCCAAAGCTGTGGTAGGTTCTAATCAACGTACATACACCTTGGTTGATTCAGGAGGTAAAAGAATAATGAGAAAGATTAGAGGAGCTGATGGTAAAGCATTACCAGAAACAATTGGTGGTCCAGAATCGAATTCATACAAAGCTCTAGAGTCATTCTTAGAAGCTCAAGTATACGGTCAAACAGAAGCATATAAAGGTACATTTAAAATAGGTAAACATACGATCGATACAGCTAAAGTGCTACGTAAATTAAATAGCGGAACTAGTTGGGTTCAGATGAGTATGAACGTACTAGCATCAGCGGCCAATGTAGGTAACGGCGAGTATAATAACGTTATGGAATCTATGGGTGGTGAGTATTTTAATACTAAAGATTACCGTGCGGGATCGAAGTTCTATGCTCAACATTTGTCTGGAGTTCTTAGTGATTTCGCAGAGAGAACACCTAAGAGTTTACTAGGTAATATCATAGAGCACTATGATACTATGCAAGACTTCCAGGCTAAAGGTACTATCAAAGGAACTGAAGGTACAGCTGCTAGAAGATTGATTAAATGGGATTTAGCTTTCTTCTTACAAAATGCCGGCGAACACTTTATGCAAACTAGAGCTGCATTAGCTGTATTCAATAACACTAAGACGTTCAATAAAGATGGAACAGAAGCCGGTACTTTACTTAGTGCACACTCTGTAAAGAATGGATCATTAGTTATTCAGGATGTATACGTTAAAGGTAAAGATGGTGAGTTAGCTAAGTTCGATAGAGCTGAACAGAATAGAGTAACCAACAGAGCACAGGCTATTATTAGAAAGTTACACGGTAACTATAATAAACAAACAGCTAACTTAATGAAGAGAGATGCTAGAACAGCATTACTACTTAAGTATCGTGATTGGGCTTATGAAGGTATTGTTAGAAGATATGGTAAGAAACAATACTATGATTCATTAGAACAAGATGTGGAAGGATTCTACAGAACAGGAGCTAGAGTTCTAGGAGCTCAAGCTAAAGCAATATCTAAATTACAATTGTCTCTAGTTAAAGAAAACTGGGCCAACCTAACTGAACATGAGAGAGCTAATGTACGTAGAGCTGTAATGGAAATAGCTGCATTAACAGCTTTATCTATAGCAGGAGCTTTAATGGCTCACGCAGGTAAGATGGTAGAAGAAGAATACGACGGAGATAGTTTTGGAGATATGGCAGCCAGGGGAACCTTTGCTTTCATGAACTATGAAGTGAACAGATTATTCACGGAACTTGCAGCATATTCTAGTATAGGTGAAGCACTTAGATTAATGCAAACACCTGCTGCGTCTACCTCAATACTCGAAGGTTCTTATAAACTTCTGGTACAGGCATTCAATCCTACAGAGGTTTATGAGAGTGGTTGGAGAAAAGGACAATCTAAACTAGGAAGAAGAGTTGAAGCTTTGACTCCTATTTATAAAAATTTAAATACAATATTTAACAAGGAGGGTATTGAAGAAAAAGGAATCTTTTACGAGATATAATTTGTACCTTTGAATAAAATTATATAACTATGGCACTTACAATTCAAGCTAAATCCATTTCAGCAGATGGTGAATCATTAATTATAGAGGATACTACAGTATGGGCAAGTGAAGCTGACCCACGTAATGAACATGCAGTATTGATAAACGGGATATACAGGTTGTCTACAGAAACTTCTGAGGCTGTTGGTATATCTTCTTATGATCCAGTAACTGTAGAAGAATGGACAGCAGCCACACCTACGGATGGGAGATTGACTTTCAATGCATATGCCTATTATATAAAAGGAGGTAGTCATTCGCCAGCTGATCAAGATGTTCAATATGATACTTCATTAGCTGAACTTCAACAATATACAGCTGCAGGTACATCCTGGGCTAAAGTAGAGTTAGTTGATGTTTTAGATAAGGCAGTTCTTACTTCTGCAACACTGGAGGTACCAAGTCTTACACATGCTTATATCTTACGTAGTCTTAGAAATTTAGAGTATGTTGTAGAGGTTAAGCAAGAGCTAGCCAAAGGTGCAAAGCAAAATAGATTATTTTACAAAAGAACTGACATGGATTATATAGTATCCTTAATCATGGCTGCGGAATATAATTGGGCTCTAGAAGCTTATACGCAGTTCTACGATATAGTATATAACCTAAACAATATTATTTTAACTGATCAAATATCTTAATATGTATTACGAAGGAACTTTATCTACAGTAGAAGCTTTATTTGTTAGTAGAGCTCAACAGAAGATAGCAGAGCTAGGCGCTTCTCTTTCGGAACAAGCAAGTCGTGGTGATGTTGATCAGGAAGATTATCAGATATCTGTAGAATTACAGTATGCTATACAGGGTTTACAAAGCACGGTGAGTCCATGGACTGAAGAGGAGAGATTACTAGTAGTCGATTTCTATACACTTAGAGCTCGATTAACTGTTTATGCTTATAGAGAATTATCATTTCTACCTACATATGTAGGAGGAAGTGAAGGAGATTGGGCTACCAGAGGAGAGCTTGCTATAGTTGATAATGCAGCTATAACAAGGGATCAGCAACAAGATGTAGCTAATCAGGATGAAAGGGATAGAATAGAAGAAGAAAGTATAGCCAGAGATGAGGCTTTAGCTGATCTTATAGAGAGAGCTGCAGTTGAAAATGAAATCGTATCGGCAGAGCAGCACGGCGGTGTTAATGAAGGTGAGACTTTTGTGGTAGGTACTCCGTTAGAAATTATCATAGATAAAATTTTATCCGGTACACCTACAGTATCTAATTTCACATTTGATGAACATGTAGATTATGTTGTAGTAGGAGATAGTGTTTCAATCACAAGGTTCTCTTGGGACCATACCGGAGATCCGCAAGGTTTATTATTATTTGACTCAGAGGGTATTATGGGTAATGTTACGCCGGTTGATATTGGTGAATATATTCCTCCAGCCCCTATTGTATATACTTTAAATACTTTTAAAACTATCACCTGGACATTAGCAGGTAATAATATAGACAGCGCAACTAAAGAAATAAAAGGTCTATACAATTCTTATTATGGTAAGAAAGCGCAAGGTGATGATACACCTATAGTTGTTACAGAGTCAGATGTATTAGCAGGTACTTCTCAATTAACTGAGACTGATGTATCCGTTACATTTACAGCAGATACCACTAATGGAGAATTAGGTTGGATAGCCGTACCAACAACACAATCAGGATCTGATTACCTCAAATGGGGTACAGATACATCGAATACAGACTGGATAAGTTCTATCAGTTTTATTGAAAAACAAGGGACTATAACAGTCAACGGAGTTACGTATACAATATACAGATGGAGATATCGATCTCCTCTTAATCGCGACATACAACTTAGTAAATAATGGCAAAAGAACTTAATCATGGGTTGCACATATTAGCGCCCGAACCGGTAGATATTAGATTAGTTAAAGACGTGTATGGTGATCTTTCAACAATTCCTGTAATATTTATAGGGTTGAAAGTATTTGTTATAGCTGATAATAAAGAATACAGATATTACTCAGATGGGTGGAAAGAATGGATCCCAGGTGGTGCAGAAACTCCAGAGTTAACCGCACAGTGGGGCAGTATCACAGGAGATATAAATCTTCAGACTGATTTAGTTAATGCCTTAAATCTTAAGTTCGATAAAACCGGAGGACAAATTACAGGTCCCGTATACAATACACATACATTTGATGGAGCAAACTTTATATTACTGGGATCAGTTCCAAGTAATCAACAACCTGAAGGCGGGGGTATCCCAGATGCGCCGGCCGATGGTGTAACATATGGTAGAGAAGATAATGCTTGGGTAGATATTCTACTCAGAGCTGAGGGAGTTCTCGGTAATCCCGGTGTAGATGGGTATGTATTATCTTCTACAGCTGCGGGTGTTAGATCTTGGGTAGTACCTCAGTCAGGTCCCCAAGGGGAACAAGGTATACCAGGTGAAGATGGAGCAACTGGTGCGGATGGTCCACAAGGGGCTGATGGAGCAACAGGGGCTACAGGTGCAACGGGCTCACAAGGTATTCAAGGTATTCAAGGGGATATAGGTCCTCAAGGTGCTCAAGGAGAACAAGGTATTCAGGGTGAACAAGGTATCCAAGGAGAGCAAGGTGTTCCCGGTGATGATGGTATATCAGGGGATCCTTCAGATGGAACAACATATGGTAGAAAAGATAATAATTGGAGTAAAGCAGTAGGTTCACATATCACAGGAGAACCTGCAGGTGCTGGGGTGTATGACAATGAGATATACTTAACCCAAGCGCAGTACGATGCAGGTCCAATAAATGCAACAACAATATATCACATCACTGACGCAGTTGATAACGGTGGAGGTGGTGGAACAGAAAGTCCATTAACAACTAAAGGAGATGTATGGGTATACAGCTCAGCTAACACAAGATTACCTGTGGGATCAGCCGGTCAGATATTATCTGCAGATGCTAATGAAGGTACAGGACTTAAATGGATTGATGCACCACTTACAGGTATCGGAGGTTCTATCGCAAATGATCAAGTAGCTATAGGAGATACTACAGCAGATACAATAGTAGGATCATCCGGATTAACTTTTAATGGTACATTACTTAATGTAGTAGGTACAATAGCTGCAGATAATGCAGCATATTCTACACCAGTAGGAGAACCTACAGGATCTGCAAGAATAGGTAACATAGTATATTTGACCCAAGCACAATATGATGCAGGGCCAACTAATGCTACTACAATTTATAAAATAACAGATGCTCCTGGGGATGGTGGTGAAGGTATTACGAGTCCACTTACAACTAAAGGAGATCTTTGGGGGTTTTCTACAACTGATGCTAGAATTGGAGTAGGAACTAATGATCAAGTTCTTACAGCTGATAGTACACAAGCATCCGGTGTAGCTTGGAAAGATGCTACTGGAGGTAGTGGCGGCGGTGATGTTTACCTAGCTAATGATAATATATTTACAGGATCGAATGAGTTTAAAAACACTGCAACATTTTTTGGTAACACAGGTGTTAATGAAGGTATTACAGTTAATATCCTTGATGGACTAGGTGTGCCAAGAGCTCTGATGGGAGCAGGCAATCAAGGTTTTTCTATTACTGGAAATCCAGGAGTTACAATAACTACACTATCTACACAATTATCTTATCAAGGTCTGGACCCTACTGACGATACAGGTATTGGGGATAGAGGATATAATGATGGTAGGTACTTAATGGATTCTCCTAGTGATGGAGGCACTTATGGTAGAAAGGATGGTGCTTGGGCTATTGTACCGGAAGCAGCGGATTTAAGTAACTACGTAACATTAAATGGGACACAAACAATAACTGGAGCCAAAACATTTTCTTTAGTAGTGTCTGGGGTAACTCCCACACTACCAGCTCATTTAGCTACAAAAGCATATACAGATTCTATAGCTGGTGGAACTATTCCAGAAGCACCTGAAGATGGTTCTACTTACGGACGTAGAGATGCTGCATGGATTCAAGTGGCCGGAGGAGGTGGTGGTGATGCTTATCTCGCTAACTCACAAACGTTTACAGGAGCTAATACATTTACACAAGTAATAACAGGTGCGGCTCCTTCACTTCCTTTACATTTATCAACTAAACAATATGTAGATGATAGTGTTATTGCGGTTCAGTACACCCATCCAGCATACACAGCAAGAAGTATTAATACTTCCGGTGCAGAGGTAATAGATGTATTCACATCAAACTCTCTCGGACATGTGACAAATGCAACTAAGAGAACAATGACATTAGCTAACCTTGGGTATACAGGAGCAACTAATGCAAACTATATAACTAATAACAATCAGTTAACTAATGGAAGGGGGTATATAACTGGGATATCAAATTATGTAACTACTGATACCACACAATCTATAACAGGGACTAAGACTTTCACTAAGGTTGTTACAGGTGTTACACCTACAGCAGCATTACACTTAGCTACGAAAGCCTATGTAGATGCTAACGTAGGAGGTGGTGGAACTATTGAAGGAACTATAGCACTTAATCAAGTTGCGTATGGTTCTGGTACAGATACAATTCAAGGGTCCTCTAATTTTACGTATGATGGAACATATCTTAAGAATAGATATTTTAAATCATCAGGAGTTGATTACAGATTTTATGATGGAACTTCAAGTTCATTAGTTCTTTCTTTTAAAAAGTATGCAGGTTGGTCTACTGATGTAGCTTCTACCTTATTACAAATGGAAGCTGGATCTGCTTTAATAACAGGACCTAGTGGAACAAACTTCACTCATATAGGTATATGTACAGGAGGATTAAAGTTAGGTACAGGAACAGCAGATACTATTTCAGTTCCTACTGAGATGTTAGATGTAACTGGTAATGGTAAATTCAGCGGAGGTTTAGAAATAGTTACTGATCCTACTTCTGGGGATGATGTTGGTAATAGAGATTATAATGATGCAAGATACTTAAGAGGAGATGTAGCAGATACTCAAACAGGTGGTATTATTATGAATGGTGATATTACTATGAATGATGATAAGCTACTTAGATTTGGTACCAGTGGTGCAGAATCAACTATATCTTCAGACGGAACAGATACTATTTGGAAACTAAAAAGAAATAGTCTTGAAATACAAAACTTAGGTACTGCTGCTGTATTTAGTATAGATCAGAGTGGTAATGTAGCACAAACAGGACATCTTACATTAAACAATGATAAACTTATTAGTTTAGGTCCATCAACAATAGGGTATAATTCAAGTAAAACAAGAGTAGATTTTAATTTTGAATCAGCTGCTTCTTTAAATTTTTATGACGGAGCACAAGCTAAGTTTGAATTCGAGAAGTCTACAGGATACTTTACATGTGTTCAGAGTTTTGCTACGTCCTCTAGAGAAAAGAAAGAGAATATCACAACTTACATGGGGTCAGGTCTAGATGTTGTTAGAAATATCAATGTAGTTACATATGACTTTAAAGATGGTGGAGCAATGAATAACATTGGTGCAATATCTGAAGATGTTCCTACAGAGATATCCTCTGAGGATAGAAAATCAATATCAATTAACCAACTTGTGTTCTTACAAGCTAAGGCTATACAAGAACTAGAGGCTAGAATAATTGAATTAGAAAACAAATAATATGCCTTACGCTAGTGATCATTTAGTAACTTATCAGGAGCTGCAAGATATGGTGGATAACCAAGGCTTTACAGCTAAGAAACCTATACCAGATACTAACCAGCACATCACAGCTGCGGAAGCAATTGAGTATGTATGGTTATCAGGTACACCTCCATTATCTGGATTTTTTCCTAAGCAACACCCTCCTTATTGGGCTTTTATCGCATTAGGAACTGCTTGGGTTGCAGAAACCTGGGAGTGTATTTTAGATGGTGGGGGAGGTCCTACAGGAAGTAATCTAATGGGCACCTTATCTTTCGTCAGTTCTTCAGATGATTCTATATCTGTGCTGTGGACCGGTCCAGTAGATGTTATATCAGATCAAGCATTGGTATCATATAGCATAGAAATTAAATTATCATCATCTAGTTCTTGGTCAGTACATGGAACAGAGCCTAATACTATTTATGAATACACTGCAGGATCATTATCCTCTGGAGAGAATTATGATATTAGAGTTAGATTCCAAACAAATACAGGCGCTTGGAGTACCTATAGTAATACGGTATCAGCAACTACAGTAGGGTATATTCCTATAACTTGTTCTGATACAAATATAGAAGGTAACCAAGGAATTCTTCAAATGTTTGATATAGATATGGGATCGGTTAATCAAGGTACATTTGATTTCGAATTTAATCCCAAAAATATTCCAGATAGGGTTCAAATAAAAAGTGGAGCCAGTCTTCTATATGACTCACAATACTTAGGGGATGTTGATTGGTATCCTAATATGATAGACCAAGGGGTGGATCCAGCATTATTAACTAGATTAAGTACTACTACTATAGTAGCTCCTGAAACAGGAGTTCACCCTCTCAATGATCATGGTAGGGTAGGTACAATAGATGCATCTTTAATTCAAAATGAACATGTACAATTAATAGTGGATGGGCCGTTAAATAACACCGTATGGGATATGACAGTAAAATGTCCTATAGGAGATGTGACACCAGAGAACTATACAGTATATACAACTGATTATGGAGATTATGCAGGTACTGTTGATCTAATGGTATCGAATGTAGTTGCGGGAGATACATTAACTTTCCAGGTAGAGGTTCTATCCGGAGGGTCTACTGCAAGAGAAAACCAATGGAGGTATAATAAATTTGATAGTAACTTAAATATTACTGAGCTAGTAGATGGAGAAGATAATCCGAGCTTACCACAGGTGTATCAATTTTCAACCCAAGCACACACATCAGGAACTTTCAAGTTTGCTAATGTACATAGTTACCAAAACTCAGGACAAGAGGATTATTATGGAGAGTCTATTGGTAGAGTGAGATTAATAAGTTCAAGTGCAGGTAATACATTTAATACTGAATGGCTCGACTTGAATTGTGAAAGTTATGTTTATATTCCACCTAACCCCTATGATCTATCTTGGACATGGACTGAAGCTTTGACATATAAAGGATATGGAGGTGAGGTTAGAATAGAAGGATCTCAAGGTGCGGAAATATTTTTAAAAATTGAATACCTATCTGAATCAGGAGATTGGGGATCACAGGTTACAGGTAGTACAGGTATCTTAGAAATAACTGATAGTACAGTTAGCGGAAATATGCCTTATACTGTAACACCAACTAATCTAGGTCAAACATTAGAAGCCAGCATTGGTGGAGGGTACTATTATAGATATGCATTTTTTACCTGGTTTGAGAATCCAAGTAATGTAGGATCTATACAGATTAGAATTACGATACTCTCAGCAACAGATTATCCAGCTCATCAGATACCAGCACCATTACAATTTACAATAAATAACAACGACAATTGGTAAATTATGGCAAACACAGGATATAAACAATGTTTAACTAGGATGCAGGTTATGGTAGATCCTACTACAGGATTACCAGACCCCAATAATCCAACAGGGTTAGTTGAAGCTAATGATCCAGGAGAGAACTATATAGAAAACGTATGGGATATAGTAACATGTCCTCTACCTCCTGATCCTCCAGCAGCTCCGGTTAACTTTACAACTAGTTGGTTACAAGTTAATGTGGCAGTATCTTTAACATGGACTGCGCCAGCTAGTACTTATCCAATAGTAGAGTATGATATATGGAGAAGAGAATCATATACGACAAGTGTTTCGTATAGAAAAATAACAGGAGCACCTCCTGGAACAAGTACAGTAGATACACCTAATAATCCGGGAGGAGCAATACCTAGGTACTACTATAAAATTAGAGCAAAGAATTCTTATGGTGACTACGGACCATTTAGTCCTGAAGTTTGGATTGAGTTCACTTAAATAGATAACAATTAAAATAGATATATTATGTACAAAGGAATGAAATTTTATCACGACAAGAACTTCTGGAGATTGATTGGATTGATCGCTGGATTAGTAGCATTGGCCGCATTAAGTTATTGGATAATCTACGTATGATTTTCTTTATAGTAGTCATAAGTTTATTACTAGGTTTTAAACTATGGTGGGACTTTAGAGCAAAGAATGTAGAAGGACGTGTAATCAATCATGCTAGAAGCGCATTGGTTGATGTAGTCATATACATAGCAGCATCTGGGGTATTTTATCCAGACTTTTATGCTATGGTAGGAGCAGTTATATTTGCATGTGGATTTAGATGGATATTATTTGATGCTATATTTGCAAAGATTAATTGGGGAACTTGGATCTTCTATGGAGAGAGTTCTTGGATAGATAAACAGATGGCTAAACTCCATAAGAAGTTTGGACTCAAGCATTTATTAATTAAATTGATACCATTGTTAATAGGGATATTGTTGGTATATTTGTAAAAACAAAGAGAGATGGCTAAAGAAATAAACATGAACTTCGAAGTCTTGGCACCGGGGCCAATTGACACTAGAATGCAAGTTGCTACACAAGCAAGTTTAGCAGGTATACCTGTGAAGTTTGATCAGATGGTAACTAGAGTATTAGATGAAGAAAAAGATTATGTTTATAAATTAAGCAATGATACCTGGGCTGTAAAAACCTCGGATGCAGCCTCTATATCTTGGGGTAGTATTATAGGTACATTAACTAGCCAAACCGATTTAGTTAATGAGTTTGCAAAATATGCACTAACCACTCATACACACCCAGCCGGACCTATACCCGCGCATGAGCATGCACCTGCAGATATTACAGATGTAGATAATCAAGTAGTATGGGCTAGGGAATTAGTAGCACCAAATGTAATTCTAGAAGGGTCAAGTTCTTCTGGAAGTTTTTCAGATGTAGTAACAACTAAAGGTGATTTATATACTTTCAGTACAGTTAAAGATAGATTACCCGTAGGTGCTGATGGCCAGGTTCTTTCTGTCGATTTAACAGAACCTACAGGATTAAAGTGGGTAGAAGCAGGTGGAGTAGATTTATCAGGTTTAGTACCTTATACCGGTGCAACTACAAATGTAGATTTAGGTAATAGGGACTTGACTACAACAGGGGTTATTGCAGGCTCTAATCTATCAGGCTCTAATACAGGTGATAATGCTGTCAACTCCTTGTATTCAGGTCTTGTAAGTAACGTATCTACACAACTATCGTTAGGAACGATCAGTTCTACTCAAGTATCTATCACAAGTGATGGAGCAGTTAATGACGTAACACTTCCAGAAGCTACTGGATCTGATGCAGGTTTGTTAAGTAGTGGGAAGTATACTGAGATAGAATCAAACACATCCGCTAAACATACTCACAGTAACGCAGCTGCATTAGATTTAGTTTCTGGAACAAACACAGGAGATCAAACTTCTATCGTAGGACTTACTGGAACTAAATCTCAATTTGATACGGCCGTAACTGATGGTGACTTCTTATATGTTGGAGATGTATCTTCAAACGTACCAACAAATTTATCATACACAGGCAGCGCTACTCAAGGAGTGGTGGTATCAAGTGATGGGACAGATGCCACTTTACCAGCTGCTAATGGAACTAATGCCGGTCTTTTATTACCTGGTGACTTTACTAGACTTGCTAATACTAGTGGCACTAATACAGGTGATCAAGATTTACCTCAATCAGGCGTAGACTTCGACCCTGTAGGTACAGATAACTCTGATAACAATGCAGCTAATTCAACATATGCAAACGATTATAGGGCTGCTAATTTTGTAGCTGGTACTAATTACCAAGTTCCACTTGTTGCAGATACAGATTACTTAACTCCAGGTACAGCTGCAACAACATACGCACCAGTATTAGGAGCTAATGATAACTATGTTACAGATGCTGAGAAGACTGTAATAGGTAATACTTCAGGCACTAACACAGGTGATCAAAGTCTTGCTAATTATGTAACTCTCGACGGAACGCAAACCATTACGGGGTTTAAAAGCCTTGACGGAGAGGTTAATATAGGAGATGGAACGAACGAGTTACATTTTAGAGGTCGAAAAATTTCCGCTTATATTGGAGGTACTCTTGGAAACTTGGACTTTGAGGCTGTACAAACTTATTTTAACTCGGATTTTTTAATTGGGGATGGGAAGTGGATAAGTACAAAAAACGGAAGTACGTTGGATTTAGAGTTAGGAACAAGTGACGCTAGTAAGGGAATTTATACTTCTCGATATATTCACGCGGACGGAGAAGTTACTGGTTCGAATTTAAGTGGCACTAACACAGGGGATCAAGACATAAGTGGTAAAGTTAATACACCTACAGAAAGTACAGGTGTAGCACTTGTCTTATCAGATACAATAGGAAGGCCTTATAATATGGGTTCTGCAAACTCAGGGCTAACATATACAACAAGTGGTTTGACTGCTATGGGATGGGCAGTGTGTAGAATAAATACAACATCCGAACCTACAGTAACAGGAGCAACTAAAACAGCAGGAGCTGATTGGGTTACAGGAACAGATATGCACATGGTAGTACAGACATTAGATGGAACTAATGTACAGTATTTCTTTATAGCTTTATAATATGAGTTTACTTAGTTTTTATCATAGATTAGCAACTCTACAAGGAGAGACCGGACCTTCAATTACATCTTATGTATTTGACGGGAACACTACATCTTATTTTGCTGATGAAGCTTCTACGCCAACAATGCTTGATGGAGTTGTTAATCAAACATTTGTGATTAGAATTAAGATTACAGGATCAGATGTGCAACAAGGAATACTTGGTTGTAACAATAGAGCTAATTCACTTAAGATGGAAATTGATGCTAATGATAATAGGTCAGATGGAGCTGTTGTTGATACAGGATCAAGTACTTTTACAAATGGTAATATATCTATGGATGGACAATGGCGCAATGTATTCTTTTATTATGACGGAACTAATATTGGTTTCTATGAAGATAACACTTTAATAAAGAATCACAATGATCCTGACTTTACAGCAAGAACTGCTGGTAGAGCACTGGCAATTGGAGCTTCTGCTATTGGAGGAGGATTACCTGGAAGATTAGTAGGAGAAATATCTGATGTTCAATTTTATAACAAAAGATTAAGTGTTGGAGAAATTGCAGCCTTGAATATTGACCTAACAGATACAGCATCTGGATTAATAGCTAACTTTGCTGGACAGAAAACATCAACAACATGGACAAGTGAATTAGGAGGTTATGTATTAACAAATCAAGGTGGTGTAACTACAGCATAACCGACGCATAAAATTTTCGGAAGTAACCCGGGTTAGTATCTTAAATTATCCTATCTTTGTATAGAACAACAAAAGAAACTTTTTCAGGTTTGTCCGTAGTATAGTTTAAAAAGTAATCAAGCATACGCAGAGACTTACACTTCCGATGGGCCTGATTAAATATAACAATGGAAAAGACAGATTACAAGAAGGACATTGATAATAAAGATAGCTCAAAACGTTTAATGGGGATGAGATATCTTAATCATGGTTTAGCCATGGCTTGGGCTTCGATCGTATTAGAAGCCTTTGGGGTCCAGATTGGATTACCTTTTAACATAGGAATAAAGGAAGTGATATTCGGCACATTCATAGTAGGAGCCTCTCTACTTGGTGTGACACTTCTGGAGAGATTGAGGCCAGTTAAGTAACTCATAAAATAAACTTAAAATGAGTAGTGTGTTAGAGTACGTATCAATGGGCTTTATAGTCAGTATAGCAGGATTTATAGCCTGGGCTGTAAAGCAAGTCAAATCTTTTGGAGCAGCTCAAAAAAAATTAGGAGAGGGTCAGAAGGATATTGAAACCAGAATATTTACATCCCCGAGAGAGAAAACTTTAGTGGAAGAACATTTAGGATATAGGCATGTCACACATGAGGAGATTAAATCTAATCATGATACAGTGATGCATGCAATTCATGCTTTTAGTTCTCGTCAAGATGATAAAGATGAGGCTTTGAAAGATGACATACATGAAATCAAAACAGATATTAAAGAACTTAGGACAAGTAAAGTAGATAAATAATGGTTGCGGTATTAAATCGGATCAAAGAATCGCCTGAGCAAACGCTCGGGCATCTTACGTTATACGACGGATTAGAAACCGTATGTGATGTAGTAATGTTAGAATTACCGGATAAAAATAACCAAAGAAGAATAAGCAGAATTCCTGCGGGTAGGTATAAGGTAGTCCCTAGAACTAGTCAAAAGTTCGGTAAGCATTTTCATGTTCTCGGAGTAGATGGTAGATCCTTAATACTTATTCATATAGGAAATTACAATACACAAACAGTCGGGTGTTTATTACCAGGTATGTATTTTAAAGATATAAATAAAGACGGCCTTACAGATGTAGCTGAATCAAGAAAAGCCTTAGAGGGTTTAATGATCTCTGCACCACAAGGGTTTAAATTAATAATAAATGACGATATCACATAACTTATATAAGTGGGCCACCTTACTTGCAGTAGCTTGTATAATTGCTTTTTTATTTATAGATAATAAGCAGGATTCTACAGTGGGGAAAATTCAGACAAATATTGACAGCATAAGTACCTTAGAATCAGAGATTAAAGTGAAGCAAAAACAAGAGGTGATTTTTACGAAGAAAAAAGACTCCATTAGGCCTTTAAAAATTAAGGCTGAAAAGGAAGTAAAAATAGCCAAAGTAGCTTTCGAAAATTCCGGGGAAAAAGTTGGACCTAAAACTAAGGAGTATATTGATCGGTTAGTAGAAGTTAATACTTTATACAAAGTAGAGGTGAACTTTATAGAGGGACAGTACAAGAGTGCTAAAGATCAGCAGTTCTTACAACAAGATATTTCTAAATTACACATAGATATTAATAGGGAATTAAAAGTTAAACACAGGATGACTATACTTAAAATAGGAGCAGTAACCGTAGGGGTTGCAGCACTTATTATAACAGGCATCGCAATAGCAAATTAAATGGTAGATAATAGTGAAAATACAGCATGGAATGATCTACATAATAATAATAGATGTCCTATTAATGATACAGGTGTAGACGGTGCACCAGTAGCATTAGGTGGGTTTAACCCTAATTGGGCCAATGGTTCTATCAATCAAGCATTAAATTCTACATGGACTATTAATAATGGTGTTGTAGAAGCTGAAGATCAAGAGAACTTCGATGGCTTAATTATGGATTTAAAGCAGTGTGGAAGCTACGTATTTCAAGATATGTTATATGGATACCTTGGGGACTCAGTCGGTCAATCTCCTGGAGATATGATGTCGTACAGAGCATACCCAACCCCTGTAATATCTACAGAAACCTGGAGTAGAGCAGACGTTGCTTCTCTAGTTGGATATTTACCGGACGGAACTAAATTAGTTACTGCAGGTCAGTTCATCATAATGAACTATGAAGCTAGTATATCCAGGTACTTACCCTTCGATATTGTATGGGAAGTTAAAGTAAACACTACACAAGGGGATCCTAGTCCAATTGCATATGAAGTAAAGATTGCTTCCGGGGCCTCTGTTATAACTCATACTAGATTTGTAGGGGATACAGAATGGTTACCAGCTACTGCTGGGAAGGTCTGGACCTCCTCAGATTCATCTTCTTTTACTGGAGATGTTACCATGAGCTCGGTACCAAGTAACTTCGCCCAGGCTCCTTATTATGGCACATTGGAAACTAACGATGAGGTAATAACTCAAGTAGAGTATGAAGATGTACCAGCTGCTACTAATGGTGAATTTTATGAATCGAACTTCTATGAATCAGGCTTCTACACTGGTGGTACTGCACCATCAGCAACTAAATATGTATTCGATGGCACTGCAAACTCGTGGTTTGAATTAGACCAAAATGATATGCTTAATGACGTTGTCGCTCAATCATGGGTTATAAAAGGAAAGATAACTGCATCAGGAGTGAACGCTTCATTCATTGGGCAAAGTACCAGTGGTGTTAATCTACGTTTTGGCGTAACAAGTACTGATACGTTTAGATGGAGATTGAATAATTCTAATGTATCTGGTAGTTCATTCGATGATAATGAGCATATATACATAGCTACTTATGATGGAACATTTATGAAAGTCTACCAAGATGGAGTTGAAATGCTTTCAAGCAATGACCCCGACTGGACTGGCTCTGCTGATGGTAGAACTGCTGCAATAGGTCGCTCTTCATCATCGATGGTCTTTGTAGGTGAACAAGAAGAAGTTCAGTTTTATAACAAAGCGTTAAGTCAATCAGAAATAGATGATTTGCAAATTGATTTGAGCGATACTGCAACAGGGTTAGTTGCTCGTTTTGCTGGTCAGAAAACTGCATCAACTTGGACAAGTGAAGTTAATGGATATACTGCAACAAATCAAGGTGGTGTTACGCTTGTGTAAATAATTAACAAAGGTGATATTTAAAAAAAATAAAAAAATAAATCATGATACAGAAAAACATAAGAGAATGGTTAGGAGTACCTTACACTAACGCAGAGGCAGATGAACTAACACAAGAGTTAAATGACAGAACACTTTACGGTGTTGATGGGTATAACTCAATATCAGAAATAGGTGCTAAATTAAAAGCCAGTGAGGATGCTATCGCAGCAAACACATCAGTCCTAATGTCAGGATTAGCGACTTTGTTTGGTTATCAAGAAGATTTGGAGAGTATTTCAACACCTTACATAATATCAAGTGAGGATGCAACTGTTCATGCAAATTCAGGAAAAGGAACTGCTGACCCTAACGGAATAGATGGCTTGCATTTCACAAACAGTGCAGACCCAACAAATAAAATAAATTGGTATTACCTAAGTAATGCAACAAGAACCTCATCAGAAACAACAACAACTCTTAAAGGTGGTTACGCTATTATAACAGTTTATGCTACTGGTGTTTGTTATTTTAACATATACACTAAGCGTAAAAATGATGGTCAAGATTTTTCTTGGTACAGGTCAAGGATAACTTATTTGACTTACAATGCTTTTGATAATTATGTAAATCAAAAGGTTGTTATTTATTGGGGAGAAAACCCTAGTGTATATCCTGACTTGCCACGTATAGAAATGGATTATGATTCGTTTAGCTCTGATGGACCTCAAGGAGATGATGAGGAAATCTTTTTAAGTGCATTAAATACTTCAACAAATTATTCTGCTGGAACTTATAGTTTTACTGCTGAATCATTAGGTTACATCAATGATGGGAAAAATCACAACTTTATATGTACACACCATACAGATACAACTGCATTAACACAAAGCTACAATTCTGTAAGTCAGAGTTTGTTAAATGTTTCTCAAGATGTAAATGCTTTAACAACTTTTTTAAATGCTGTTGAATTAGGTAGGTTTTTTAGAGGCTACGTAATGGATGAAGCTGAGATGTTAGCACTTACAAGTCCTTTAATTTATCAATACGCTATAAGGGTTGATACTTTAACAATATGGGAATATAACGGTACGGATTGGTACGACACTACGATTGAAGCAAGTGTTTCGGGAATAACACAAGAAGAAGAACTTGTATTGTCTTATTCAAACACACATTACATTGATTTAGATGGAGTAAATGACTATATCAATTTAACTAATGTAGATGCTAAGGTTTTAGATTTTACTGAAAGTTGGTCTTTAGGTTATGAAGTTGAAGATGTTAGTACTGTTAATGACAGTAGTTACACGACTTTATTCAAAAGAGGTGATAACGAAATAACTTTAAGAAAGGGTGGTACAAATTGGGGTATTTATGTTTTTTGTAATGGTCAGTCTATTGCACAGGCTAATACATGGCACGCACCACAATCGGGTAGTAAAATATTTATAACTTGTAATGGAAGTAGAATAGTTTATTATTTAGATGGTTGGCAACGTGCAAGCATGAGCATTAATGCAACAACCGTATTAAACAACAATCCAACAGGTGATTTGCAAGTTGGAAACGGCGGGGTCATGGGTTCTAATTGGTATGGAGGTGTAAATAATCTTATGATTATGGAAGGTTCTCAAGCTGTTTTAGGTCATGATGAAACTGTTGAGTATTTTAGCAAACAAGACGTAACAACATTAAGTTTTTACCCTTCTATACATGACTTTATACCATTAGGGGAAAGACCTTATCCAAACGTCTTAGGATTAAAGCAAGTTGTTGAGGGTACTTTAGAAAACGGATTAGAGAGTAATTACTACCAAAGAGCAGTAGCTGGTGCAATAGGAACACCATTTACAGATTTGCCAGGTCAGTACATTAAGTTAGATGGAACAAACAACTACTTAAACTTTCCAAGCGTAGATTCTGATATTTTGGACTTTACTAAAAAATGGGCAGTTTCCATGAAAATTAAAAATGTTTCAGGTGTAAACAACGCATCTAAAACAGTACTATTTAAAAGAGGTAAAAATGAGATTACACTTGTAAAAGGTGGTACAAATTGGGGACTTTACGTTTATTGTGATGGTCTTTCAATAGGTCAAGCTAATACATGGTATGCACCTACATTTGATAGTGATATTGTTTTCATTTGTTCAGGCACTAAACTTGAATACTATTTAAACGGTGCAAGAAGGGCTTATTTAACTTTTAATGGGAATATTTCTAATAATGACCCAGTAGGAGATTTAATCATAGGTGAAGCTGGTATTGTTGGTGGTGATTGGTACGGAGGAATTAAAGATTCTTTTATAATGAAAGGCAACAATTCACAATTAACAAGTGCACAAGTTAATGAGTATAGAAACAACACGACACCATCGAGTTTAAGTTATTACTCTGATTTGTTAGACTATTTGCCATTTGGTGCTGATACTTTCCCTAACATAGTAGGTTTAAAGGGTGTTGTTAGTGGTGCTTTAGTAGGTGGTAATGAAAATGATTTTGTAAATATTTAAAATAATAAAATGAAAAATTTATTCATAGTCAAAAATATAAGTTCGGGGGATATAAACAATCCCTCGACTTATAGAAAAGACGCAACCTTAAACGGACATACTTATTCTTTAATTAAGAAAAATGGTACAGTAATTCCAACAGGAGATTATGTGTTTCAGCTAAGTGAAAACGAATTTAAAGCTGCTTACAGTCTACCTATTTTTACAGACGTTTTTAATGGCATAAGAGAATATAAAAGATTAGATAAGGAGTTTTGTCGTGAAGTAGAATTACAATTTGAATCAGATGCAGGTAGTCTGTCTAAAAGTGATACAGACACTTTGATTAACTTATTGGATCAGGTTACTATTTACTTAGACAGAAATAGTCCTCAGCACGTTTACTCAGAGTTACAAAATGTTATACCAAATGTTTTATTTCCCCAAGTTGTAAAAGATAAATATCTACTAATTTTAGAAACACATTTAAATAAATTTCCAAGATAATTACTAAATGAATTTATTATTATTATTATTATGCGATTGCAATAAAAACAATTTGTAATCATATTTTGATTACATTTGAGCAATCCTACGGGAAACCGTATTTTCCTTTAATAACCTAAACATGAAATACCTAATTATTTTTTTATTGCTTTTTTTTCTGGGATGCAAATCCAAAAAAGAGTACATATACAAGGATAAGTATATTGATAATACAGAGATAAAGCATACTAAAGAGACAGTATTCACGGGTGGGAAAACAACCACTATCATTCCGTGTAAAGAGATAAATCAAGTTGTAAAATTGGGGAATACAACAGTTAAGGTCTCAGCAATCAAGGACACGATAGGAATTGTTAAAGTAGATATCGTTCAGAAAGAATCGGTCTCGATTGATGCCATTAAGATAAATGACAATAAAGAGATTGTAAAGGAGCGTGAAAAGGAAATTATTTATAAGAGATACATCCCGAAATATATTTGGTATATTTTGGGAGTCTCTCTGCTTTTGAATATTTGGGCATATAGAACACAAATATTAGTGTTTATAAGAAAACTAATAATCAAAGTATGAAGACTCCCCGTTAATGAGTTATGACAAAGATTAGAATTAGGTTAAAAAAAGAAGAAACAGAAACGTTAGGATTAGATTGGAAAGGAAAAGAAAAAGGAAACCGAAATCCTAAGTACACAATTACCACAGAACAACTCTCCCAGATCAGGGATTTTAAACCAAAAGAAGTAAAAGACTACAATTTTGGAACTACCACAGATACTTCTACCTCGGACTACCCGAGTGGAAACGAAGGTGTTACACTTAACGCTTGGAATCATAAAACGGGTAAAGTAATGACCTTGGAGGAATACTGCGAGGAGTATTCAATTAACATCAATCATGTTACTTCATATAAGAGGGTAGATTACCAAGGAACTCCGACATACAATGTAGCTTGTCATGTTGACAGAGACATTAAGGAGATTTTAGATGTAGATTTTATAGAGAAAATAGTTAAGGAAAATGTTGAGAAAATCAAGATGCCTAATCTTTATAGAATGGATCCGGTTCCTACAACCTATGTGGATAGATTAATGTTCTCGGACGTTCATATCGGAATGGATGTGGACCCGGAAGGAATCGCTCCTTATGGTTTTAAATGGAATG